TTCTTTTCAGAGAACTGGCCGTTATAGGCGGTACGGAATGTAGCTCAGTGGTAGAGCAATGGCATTGTAAGCTATGTGCCGCAGGTTCGATTCCTGCCTTTCCGATTCCAATGAACTGCAATCATTGGAATTTTTTTCTCTTACTTCGTTCGGTTCCAGTGTTTCTCGTTGGGAGATTTATGCCGTTCAAGTCGGCGCACTGGATTTTTTTAATTAAGGAGATGGCTATGGACACAAAAGGATGTAAATGTTGTTGCACGTGTAAATGGTACGCAGTATGCGAAGGCGTCTGCTGAAATGGCGACAGTGAACATTGTGCAGACTTTAGATGCCTGGATGATAGTTGTGAATGTTGGGAGGAGAATAAGCATGAGTGATTTGTCTGAACTTATTAATAATGGCGGTCTTATTATAAAAGAGCTGGAAAACGAACCGCCCATAGACCCTATAAAGGTAGCAAATTGGTTGATTGATCGCGGATTAAAAACTGGAATCCGATTATACGGAAAAAGTGAACTTAGACAAATTGCCAAACACCTTTTAATTTATTGTGGGGACGAATAATGCAAATAGCAGGAAAAGAAATCAAAGACGAGTGTTCCAGATGCGGTAATATCCTTGAATGTGAGTTGTTCCGTCAGGGACATGGAATAAAACAGAAACGTGAGAATATAGCAAAGATGATCGAATGCCAGTGTTCTTAGGCGAAAATTATCCGTTGTTAGAAGATTCGATAAGCGTTAATCCGCGTGAAAATAAGTTACAAATTAGGAATACATACTATGATAATAGAATGGCAGAAGCCATGACAAAAACAATTAATGAATTAGAGAACATACGCAAAACGTATATTTCAGAATGTATTTTAGCTGGAATGGGATGGGATAATGAATCGACATAAAAACACCGAATATAATGCAGTTATGATTGACGCATCCGTTTTACACGATAGCATAAAATACGGAATACCACGTACATTCATTAAAAATAATTACTTAAAAATGCACGGCAAACCAATGATTCGTAAGTCCACTAGGAGGAAACAGAAATATGTTACTGGTTTATTCAGGCTCGGACATTGATTTTCTTGACGCCACATACAATATCGAGGGAGAATGCCACCGAATGAACATCCCGACTAGGTTCTATCCAGACAGACGCTTGCTTCTAGCAGGGAATACGACCGTAATATACAACAAAACGGGAAATCTTTCTAAAACATGGAAAGCAGATTACATCGGGGACAATTATTTGACGATTTTGACATTGATCAGAAAGGACAACGGTAAATGAGCATTAAAACAGCACTTGAATCAGAGGGAGTAGACTTCTCCGAATATATGAATATACCCGAACCATGGGACGGCTCAGCACAAATTAAAATGGAAAATGGTACAAAATGGGTAATTTGTCCGTTTTGCGGAAAGAAAGCCTTAAAGATTCTCCCGACCACAAAGATTTATCGGATGCCGTATAAATGTAAGGGTAGCAACTGCAAGAAAGAATTTATGGTGAATGTATGATATGGAACGAAGAAATATCCTTTGATGGATTCCAAAAGAAGATTGATGAGTGGTACAAGGATAAAGACTTTGAACTGTGCAATCCACCTATCAGTGCTCAGTTTGCCTTAGACTTGATTTTCAAGACATTAGTAGATGATAGAGAAGATTATCCATATCTCACAACTATGCCAGAAAGCATAGAACAGACAAATAGCATCATGCTTGATTTGATTCTTCGGAAATACAGTCGCAAATACAGAAAATACTTGAAATCAAAAAGAAAGATGGCGAACAAATGAAAAAGATACCAACATTGTTTGAACGAGAATTTAAAGACCATAATGTTATAAAAATCCTTCCAAAAGTGCATCCAGGTATGGAATGGGTACTTAAAGGAGAAGGAGTTGCAACAGTGAAATATGATGGCTCTTGCTGTGCGATAATTGACGGAGAATATTATAAAAGATATGACTGCAAGAAAGGTAAAATACCACCAGAGGGATTTATCCCTTGTTGCGAGCCAGACACAATTACAGGTCATTGGCCGGGATGGGTAAAGGTTGATGAGAAAAATCCGGCTGATAAGTGGTTTGTTACGGCATATGAAATGACGGTAATGCTTGAAAACTATGGGATGAAATTATCAGATGGCACATATGAAGCAGTTGGTAGATGCTTTCAAAATAATCCATACAATTTCACATCCAATAAATTAATCAAGCATGGCAAGGAAATCGTTGAAGTTGAAAGAACATTTGATGGAATCAAGAAATATCTTTCCGAACACGAAATAGAGGGATTGGTTTTCTGGAAAGACGGAATCCCACAATGCAAAATCAAACGTTCAGATTTCGGCTTTGAATGGCCAGTAAGAATGGGAGGATGCACAGAATGAAAAAGATAATCGTTGCAATAACAGCTTTATCACTGACGCTTGGAATAGCAGGGTGCCAGTCTACCACAAGAAATTGCGGTGGAAACACAACATTAGAGTTGAAACCAAACCAAAAGTTAGAGGAAATTACATGGAAAAATAATTCACTATGGTATCTCACACGTCCTATGACTGATGATGATATTGCCGAGACTCACACGTTCCAGGAATCTTCTAATTTCGGAGTATTCGAGGGTAGAGTAACTGTTGTTGAAACAAAAAAATAAACAATCAGTCAAAGAGCCACATGAGAGCCAGACTAAATCCTAAGAAGAAAGGAGGTCTGGCTCTATTTTTATGCAAAAAATTATTGAAGAATCGCCGGAATGGTATGTGATGATCGGAAATAACATCATCAACAGTAATCTAAGCCCGGAAACAAAGTGGAATAAGTTATATTCCCTTGTCTACTTAATGGATGAAAAACATTCTTTCAAAGAATACCCGAATTATCGTGAAAAAGGCATAGGATTAAGCAATATTGGAAAAGAAGCTGCACTTAATCAGTTGCTTCAAACAGGTTCAAAAGAATTTAAAGACCTCTACTACAAATATCTTCTGTTCGAAGCCCGAAACTATCAGGTTGACAGTGGTCTACTGTATCTGGAAAAGGACAGGATCTTAAAAGAACGCTTCTATCAGCCAAGAAGAAATGTGTTCTTGAAGCACAATATCATCGGCTCTTTACAAGACTTGATGGATGATAAACTTGATATATTTGCGCTGAGCGTACCACCCGGTTGCGGAAAATCTACTCTTGAAGATTTCTTTCTGTCTCTGGTAGGCGGGTGGTTTCCAAATGATTTCAACCTGTCATCAGCGCACAGTAGTATTCTGACACGTTCACTTTATGATGGAGTTCTGGAAATCATCAATGATCCGGTTGAGTACACATGGCATGAGATTTTTCCAAATGTCGAAATACAGGGAACAAACGCAAAGGAAACGACAGTAAACCTTGAAAGAAATGGACGTTTTAAAACATGGACGTTCCGATCAATTGACGGTTCTCTGACTGGTGCTACTCGTTGTAATAGATTCCTTACTGCCGATGACCTTGTATCCGGTATTGAGGAAGCGTTAAACAAAAACCGATTAGATACCCTGTGGACAAAAGTAGTAAATGACTTGCGCTCTCGTAGGCTAGAGGGTTGTAAAGAGTTTTATATAGCTACAAGATGGTCAGTTCATGACCCTATTGGAAAGTTACAGCAGTTATACGCCGGGAACCCTAGAGCGAGGTTCATAGCAGTACCGGCGCTTGACGATAACGGGAAAAGTAATTTTTTATTCACAGTAAATGGATTCTCTGAAAAGTATTTCAACGATGCTAAAGAATCTATGGACGAAATCTCTTATAACTGTCTTTATCAGCAACAACCGGTAGAACGTGAAGGATTATTGCTTCCGCCAGATAAGCTAAAAAGATTTTTCTTTGGCAAAGAAGACGTTCCCGACGGATGCACGGACGAATACACAATTATACCAGACAAAGAAGCAGATGCGATATGGGCAGTATGTGATACAAAAGATAAAGGTACAGATTTTGAATCATTACCTATTGCATATCAATATGGGGATAAATTTTTTATCCCGGACGTTGTTTTCGATGATACCACAGATTATGACATCCTGGACAGAAAGACTGCTGATATCTTGATAAAACACAATCCGCATAAAATCAGATTCGAGTCAAATAACGTAGGAAATCGTGTTGCACACAACATTCAAAAGATAATCTCAGGGAAATGCCGAGCGGATATCGAAACAAGACCTACGCAAGCAAATAAAGAGACAAAAATTCTCGTAAACTCTGATTACATATCAAAACATTTTTATTTTTTACATCCGAGCCAATACAAGCCTAAATCTGATTACGGAATGTTTATGGGAAATGTGACCACATATACCACAAGGGCAAAAGTAGCTCATGATGATGGCCCGGACAGCTTGGCGATGATGGCAGAGTACGTGCAGAATCCATTAGGCGGAAAAGCAACTGCAATGCGCAATCCATTTTGGGGAAGGAGATAATATGACAACAAGAGAATACTTAGGGCAAATTCAGAAATATGACAAGCTTATTAAAAATAAAAAATACGAAGAAGAACATTTAAGAAGTCTTGCTCTTGGGCTTAAATCGTTCTCATATGGTGAAAAAGTTCAGTCTACTCCGAATCCCAATCAAATGACCGATGCCGTAAGCGAACTTGTTGACATTCAAACAGAAATCAAAAAAATGGTTATTGAATACACAAAGAAAAAGCAAGACATTATTGAAACAATAGACAAGGTGAGCGATATCAATTCAGATTTGTATGATCTGCTGTTTAGGCGATATGTAAAAGATGAAAGGCTTGAAATGATTGCCTGTGAAATGGGATATTCCTATTCTCATGTGAAATTATTGCATTCGAAAGCACTGAATATCGTCAAAAACATTAAGAATTTTGAAAGTTAATACCTGATAATACTGAATAATACCTGCATATATTATATAATATAAGCTGTAAAATAAGCACTGAGGTCAAACCTTGGTGCTTTTTTCATGCAGAAAAATAGGAGGACAGGCAGTGGGGAGAAACAAAACAAATTTTGTTGACCTATGCCAAGGCGAGTTTGGCAGAAAAACTGCCTATACTGGCGTAGACCAGATTACTCCCCAGAACGTGGCACAGGTCCTTTCTGATACAATCGGAATCCATAACAGGAATAGAACCCTGATGGATTATCTTTACAGATATTACAAAGGCGATCAGCCAATTTTATATCGTGAAAAACTTGTTCGCCCAGAGGTCAACAATAAAGTTGTCGAGAATCATGCCCTTGAAACAGTCAAATTCAAGGCAGGGCAGATATACGGAGAACCTATTCAGTATGTCTGTAAAAAGAAAAAAGCGAGTGAAACAACAAACGAACAAGTTGATAGGCTTAATGATTATCTGGACGAAGCCAATGCAGACGCCAGAAATATTCAACTTGGGATATACCAGAGTGCAGTAGGAACTGCATATAAAGCAATCCTGAGAGAGGATGAATGGACAAAGGATGGAGACTTACCGCCTTTCAGAATATTTATCCCATCACCACAGGATGTATATATTGTTTATTCAAGCGTTACTGGCAAACCAGTGCTTTCCGTTCAAATTTTAAAAGACGAGGACAATCAGCAGTATTATCAGTGTTATTCTTCCAGACAGTATTTCAAAATTCAAAATGGATCGGTAACAGAATCTGGAATCAATGGTTTTGGCGGTATTCCTATTATTGAATATCCAAACAATCACGACAGACTTTCTGACATTGAAATTGCGATCACAATGTATGACGCAATCAATAAGTATCAATCTGACAGGCTGAATGGGGTTGAGCAATTTGTACAAGCTCTGATGAAATTCAAAAACTGTGAGATTGACGAAGCAGAATTTGTAAAAATGATAAAACTCGGTGCTGTATCTGTAAAAGACGTCGGGAACGGAACACAATCAGACGTTGACTTAATGACTGCTGAATTAAATCAGTCAGAAAGTCAGGTTGCTAAAGATGATATTTACAACAATATGCTGATTGTAGAAGCAATGCCGAATCGACAGAGCAATACCGGTGGAGACACAGGAAATGCAGTGTATCTGAGGAATGGCTGGGATTTTGCAGAACGAGACGCAAAATTGGTAGAAGCATTTACGAAAGAAGCTGAAAAAGCATCTGCCAGAATCATTTTGAATATCATCCGAAAAACTTCAATGGATGTAAATATCTCGACCAGAGATTTTGATGTAAAAATCACCAGAAACCCAACGGATAACATGCTTGTCAAAGCGCAGGCGCTTGATTATCTGTTCAAAAATAAAATTCATCCGCTTATTGCATTGATTACTTGCGGATTATTTAGTGATCCACAAAAAGTATATGAAATGAGTTTACCTTACCTCGGAACCATTTACCCAGAATTAGCAGACCCAGATTCAGAATTGCAAAAAGCACAAGATTTGCTGAATGGCTTCAATAAGGATGTGATTTCAGAATGAGTATTTCATCATACGATGAATTGAATATCAGACCAAACAATCGCAGAAGTGAACCGTATAAAGAGTATTTCAGCAAAATGTCAATATCAGACAAAGAAAAACAAGAAAGGATAGCTTTTTCCGAACAAATGGAAGAAGTTATCCTTTATATTTTAGCACTGATAGAAACAACCATAGAAAGTGGAGAAACAAACCAAGAATATATCCAGACTCAATTTTATGACAAATATCTGGATGTAATTGCTTCGTATATGCTTATAGACACATATATCAAGCAATATGCTCTTGACGTGACAAAACAAATTATTGATGCAACATTTGAAAGATTTTCTGCCGAAGACAAAAGCATTACTGATGATTATTACCTGTCTAATGACCGGGCAATGTTTATTTCAGAATGCGAAGCTAATTCGATACTGAATTACAGACAGTATTCAAAAGCTGTGAAAGCAGGAAAGACAAAGAAGAAATGGATTGACGTAGGAGACAAAAGGGAACGAAAGACACACCTCGAAGTCGGAGAAACCATACTCCCGATTGATGAGCCGTTCTCGGTTGGAGATAGCTTGCTACAATTTCCAAAAGACACCTCGCTAGGAGCTTCGGCAGACGAGATTGTGAACTGCCGGTGTTCAATTCAATACAGTTAATTTAGAGACGAGTAAAATCGTCTCTTTTTTATTAAAAAAATATGCATCCCGATAGCGTAATCATGGGAGACACCTTGAGCTGAGCGAACAGCGTAAAAAAGCGTATTGGTGACAGGAGATTTCAATGACAAGAGAAGATGTAAAGAAGATCTTTCCAGATGCAACCGATGAGCAGATTACCTCTTTCCTGAATCAGTCAAATTCTGATGTAGCTAAGGAAAAAGCAAAAGCCCAGAAAGTAAAAGAACAAGCTGAAAAAGCAGATGCACTGGAAAAAGAACTGGAAGAACTCAAACAGCAGAACATGACAGATGCTGAGAAAGCAGAACTGGAACGTCAGAAAGAAAAAGCCGCAAACGAGAAAAGAATTTCTGACCTTGAATCTGCGCTTGCGACTTCCCAGAGAGAAGTTCTGACAGGCAAAATCACTTCTATTTTTGCAAGTGCAGGAATGAAAGGAGATGCCTATGCAGGAGCAATCAAAGCATTTTCAAATATGGATGCCGAAGATGCACTCAAAGAAGCCCAGAATTTTGTTGATGAAATTTCCGAAGTAAATAAATCAACGCTTGATACCGCAAAAGCCGCATGGGAAAAAGAAGCCCTTGAAAACACACCTAATCCGGGTAGCGGTAAATCTGGTGGAGAACCAGAAAAGAAAAGTGAAGCATCTGAATATGCAAAAGCGTACTCAGCAAAAATGTGTCCAGAAAATAAACCGGCAGATGATAATGCCCCAGTAAATATTTAAGAAAAGGAGATTTAGATTATGGCTTTTATGAAAACAGAGCAGTACGAATCCACACCTAATATCCTCGAATCCGAGGTAGGACTGGTACTTAAAACCTATACAGCAGAACAGACAAATGCTGAAACCGTTGGAACTAAGAAGATTATCAAGGCAGGTTCTGTATATCCGACAAACGCAACTGGCGCTAAAGGCATTGTATTTGAAGACGTCGATATGACAGACGATACAAAACGACCGATTTCCGTAATTGTTGCAGGACGTGTTCTTGAAAAAAGACTTCCGGTAACAGTAGAAACCACTGCAAAAACAGAGCTTGAAAAAGCGGGTATCGTCTTTGTAACCACTACAGACCCAGAATTTTAAGGAGGTAAGCAGATGCCATTTAATATTTTAGAATCAATCACACAGGAAGAAAGACTTAACTTTTCTCAGGATTTCAGCGTAAAAAGACCGGGCATTCTTGACACCATCTTCCCGGATGTCAAAACCCAGTTCCTGAAAGCTGAATACTACAGACTTATGGCTGGACAGAGACTTCCAGAGGTAGCATTTGTTCATGCGCTTGATACTGAAGCAGAAATCGGGACAAGACCGGGCTTCGAAAAAGTTCTGACTGAAAAGCTCTTTATTAAGAGAAAAATCAATCAGTCTGAGAGATTACAGCAGGCAATTGAAAACGGTGTGCCGGATGACGAGAACTTAAAGAGATTTGTATTTGATGATGCAGCTAACCTGTTTGAAGGCGTTGTTGCCAGAGCAAATGTCATGAAAGGACAATTCCTTTCTACAGGTGCCGTAAAAGTCAAAGAGAACAACGTGGATATGAGCATTGATTATGGCGTTCCGTCCAGCGCAAAGGTAGAAATGTCAGATTGGTCTAAACCGGATGCAGATATCATGGGTGATATCCAGAAGATGGTTGCTGTTGCAGAGGATAATGGTTTTGTGGTAAACAAAGCCCTGACATCCCTTAAAATGATTAATTACATGAGAAACAACACTGCAATGCAGACAGCAGTCTTAGGAGCAGCAAACAAACGTCTCTTAACAAAACAGGAACTTGCAAATCTGCTTATGCAGGAATACGGAATCACAATTGATCGTTGTGACGAGAAATTCAGATTCAGAAAAGCAGATGGTTCACTCAAAACAGGAAGATACTTCAAAGAGGATGTATTCACTTTGTATGAAGCAGAGCCGAACGGTTCATTTGGTACTGGGCTCTGGGGCGTAACACCAGAGGAACTTGAATACAGACAGTTTATTCAGGAAGAAAATCGTTCCTTTGTAACACTGTCCATGTGGGCTACACAAGACCCAGTTGCAGTTTGGACTAAAGCATCAGGTATGTTTGTTCCAGTAGCAGCAAAAGCTAATGGCGGTATCGTAATCGGTACCAAAGCGGGGGAATAAACGGGCATAGTCTCGACGAGAACAGCCAGTCACCATCTGTAGCAAGTGTTAAACACAAGTATACAGAAAACGAGCTGTCAAGCATGACAGTGGTTCAACTGAAACAGCTCGCAAGTGACAATGGCTATGCCCTGACATCGACAAATAAGGCTGGTATTATCTCAGAAATTTTATCTCAGCAAGGGTAGGTGATCTTGAATGAACGAACAGCTTGTGAATGATCTGAAAGAGTATCTATCCGATGATGCGGAAACTGACGGCATGATTTCTTTGTCTGTGAAGCGTGCAATTCGTTCGTTCAAAAAGAAACGCAACTATCCGTCTGGATATACAGAGGAAAAAATCAATACCGATATGGAATACTGTTATGATTGCATATTTGATTTGGCTCTCTATTTCCTCGTGAAGCAGGGAGCCGAGTTCCAAGAATCGCACTCTGAAAATTCAGTAAGTCGAAACTGGGAATCCGAAACAGAAATATATATTAATCATGGCGTTTTTCCATTTGCAGGAAGTTTAATTTAACTAAGATGGTTGGGTCACGTGGCACGGTATTTTTGTCCTCCCGGAGTGCCGCTGGGTTGCTTATATTCAGTAGGGAAAAGCAAATGTTAAGGGAGTGAAGAAAGGAACTGGCGATGGGATGTGAACATGAATGTTTTAATGAACACCGCATAGAAGAACTGGAAAAGAATTTTCAGCTGATGCAAGAGAAGCAATCTGATCGTAGTAAAGAGTTTTATGAGCGTATCGGAGAACTGGAAAGAAAGACAGCATTAAGTGAGAATGACTTGAACCATATCAAGTCAACTGTGGATGAGATGAATAACAATATAAAGACTCTCATGGCAGTCCCGGGAAAGCGTTACGATACAATCATTGTATGCGTTATTACAGCGATTGTCAGCGCAGTTATCGGTTTTATGTTAAGCGGTATTCTTCCAGTTTGATTCCACTTGTAAGGGAGGACGGTGGAAATATGAATTATACAGACTTTTCAGAAGATGAAAGAAAATTTTATTTAAAAGAAGCAGGCTTTGATTCCAGAGAAGAAAAACTGTTTCGATTACGGGTCTATGGCGAAAAGACACTATGGGAAGCATCTGAACTTATGGGGTATAGTCCGAGAACCATAGACCGAATTAACAAAAGAATAAAGAAGAAAATTTCCAAAGTTGCCCCGATGTACTGTCGGGGCTTTTCTTTGTATTGTGGCGAAAACGTGGCGAAATAGTGACGTTCAAAAACAGAGTTCCTTCCTATATAATATAATCATAGGAGAAAACACAATGATTATGTTAATAAACCCTTACGAGGGTATATGGGAAAAGCATCGTTCCATAGATGATATGGACATGATTCTTGAATCCCGGACAGGAGGAACAGATTATGGCAGGTTATCCGTATTATCCGCAACAGCCAATGATAAACAACCCATACGGTCAAATACAACCGTATCAGGACAGGCTGGCACAATTGCAGAATAATTACCAACAGGCAATGCCTTATGGTCAAATGCAGATGCAACAGTTACAGCCAATTCCACAATCCCCTATGCTTCAAGGGCAGATGGTGGATGGGATTGATACTGTAAAGGCTAAAGATGTGGATATGTCCGGCAATCCTGTTTACTATCCAAAAACAGACGGAACTGAAATTTACAGAAAACAGCTTCAATCCGATGGAAGGAGCAGGATTTTTGTTTACCGACTCGTAAATCCAGATGAACAGCAATCTAAGCAAGATGAAAAGCAGATTGATATTGAAGCAATGTTTAATCAGCTTCGGAATGATGTTTGCTCTGAGATTTCTGAAATAAAGAATATGTTCCCGACGCAGATGTCGGGAACACCAGAACCTAAGCAGAACGGAGGTAGGCAGAGATGACATTCAATCCAAACGCCATGATGAAAAAGCAATTTGAGAAAATGATTTCTCAGAGGTTCGGAAGTGTTGACAACATGATGAACGATATGAGTAAATTTGCAGGAAATAATCCAACATTAAAGAATGCGTTGGATTTATACAAAAAAGGTGATACAGACCAGTTACATCAAATACAGCAAAATGTATTTAATGAAAAGCACTTATCACCAGATGGAATTATCCAGAAATTCCTTGGATTATAACACTTCCCCACAATTGGGTGATTAAGAATCGCTACAATTCGGGACGACAGCCGCGGATGTCTCCTATTGTAAATAAAATTTAAGGAGACTAAAAACATGATGAATGGTTCAAATTACAGTCTTAGTGACATTGCTGCCGCTACAGGCTCTAATAATCGCGCCAATGATATGTGGGGCGGTGATGGCTTTTCACTTATCTGGCTCGTCTTGATCTTTGCTATCTTTGGATGGGGAGGCTTTGGCGGCTGGGGCGGTGGCTTCGGTGGTAATGGTGGAAACGGTACAAATGGTGCTGGATTCCAAGGATGGGCAACCCGTTCAGATATTAGCGAGAGTTTTGCCCTTAATGATATTCAGAACGGTATCAGAGGTATTCAGCAGGGTATTTGCGACAGCACATATGCTCTTAACAATACCATGCAAAGTGGCTTCAACGGCGTGAACGTTGGAATGCTTCAGGGTTTCAATGGCGTTCAGCAGGCAATTAACGCTGATACAGTAGCCAATATGCAGAACACCAATGCATTACAGTCTCAGTTAGCTCAGTGTTGCTGTGACAACAGGGAAGCTATCCAGGGTATCAACTACAACCTGGCAACCAACACCTGTGCTCTCCAGAACACAATGAACAACAACACCAGAGACCTTATCGAAAACCAGAACAGCAATGCTAGAGCAATACTTGACTTTATGGTAAATGATAAGATTGCAACATTACAGGCAGAGAACTCTGATCTGAAACGTGCTGCATCTCAGGATCGTCAGTCTGCATTACTTACAACTGCTATGGCTTCACAGACTCAGCAGTTAATCAATGCAATTAATCCGGCAGCCATCCCGGCATACGTTGTTCCGAATCCGAATACCTATTACGGTGGATGCGGATGCAATAGTGGTTGCTGCTAAGTAACTCACCCTTAGAGGTTGACTAATTCTAAGAGGTGAGTTGTGGCTCACCTCTTATTTTGATTGAGAGGTATAAAATATGAGTTGTAAAAATGTTTGTAAGCTCTGCAACCATCTTGTAATCAGCCAAGCCGTTGCGTTTACAGGAGGTAATCTTGTAATCACACTTCCGGCAGGCAGTTACAATAACGGAGAGAAATATTGTATTGTTGTTGCACAAAGCATACCGGAAACAACCACAATTTCTGCTCCGGTAGTAATCCAGGTAGGCACGGGAACAACCTTGTATCCATTACAGAATCGTTGTTGCGCACAGGTTACAGCTTGTGGCATAAGAACCAGAACAAAATATGCAACCAGAGTAGCTACAAGTGCAACTGGTGGAGTGTTCAAGATGTTAGGAAACCCAGCTTGTAGTCCGAGTAACAATTTAACAGCAATTAATGGTACAGCCCCAACGACAGACACACCTGTTACACAGGCTGCCAGAAAGGGGGCAATGTAATGCATAAAGTTGCAATGGAAATGGGAAAATGGGCCATGGAGAAAGCTAAAGCACATGGTTTTGATACTCTCAGCGCTCAAGACTGGGACGATTTGAAAGACTGCATGGAAGCTGTAAAGTGTGCGATTTGTGCAGATAAGGATTACAGAATCGTAGAAGCTATGGACGAATGCGAGCAGGAAGAGAAGTATCTTGGACGCATGGGATATGACAGATATCGTTATGCAAACGGCAGATTTGCACCAAAAGGCAGAGGAAGCCGCATGGGATATATTCCTTATCTTCACGCACAGGATGATGACTGGATGAATGAATATCTGAATAATCCAGAATTTGAACGCAATATGTACCGCATGGGATATCACCCAGAATATTCGGACAGGAATATGGGGAATGACGGCATGAATCGTCAGCAGTCCAGATATGGTGAAACCTACGACAGATACAGCGAGAATCGTAGACATTACCATGATTCCAAAGACGCTGAATCAAAGAGAAAAATGGATGATTCCATGAAAGAGTATACAGAAGATATCATCCGCAATATGAAAGAAATGTGGGATGATGCAGACGCATCAATCAGACAGCAGATGAAAACTGACTTGACACGTTTCATACAGCAGATGAATTAAATATGAAATGAATTTTGCCCTTGTTACAGGAATGTAGCAGGGGCTTTTTAGTTGAGAAAAGGATGGTGATAAGCCATGCTAAGACAATTTTATATGAACGGAGACCTATGGAGAGTGCAGTTCGTATCTCCGTACGACAGCGTTTTAATTGACCGTACAGGAAACAGAACACTCGGGGTATCGGATTATTCCACCCATATTATTTCAATCGCAAATAGCCTACATGGGGAGCTTCTGAACCGTGTGTTTATTCATGAACTAGGGCATTGCGTGATGTTCAGCTACGGACTGTTGCCAGAACTTCACCGCATGGTCAAGAAAAGGTATTGGGTGGATGCAGAGGAATTTGTTTGCAATATGCTTGCAGACTACGGCCATTTCGTGATTGGCACAGCCAGAGATATTTTAGGAAACCAGTTCACATATGTGGCTCCTATCGGGGCAGAAAGGATGATTGCATAGATGGCAAAAGCAGAAAACACAGTTATTTTTGATGGAATCAAGTACAATCCCGGTGATGAATTGCCAGATTTAGGCAGTTGGGTGTGTACAGATGCGAAAGGTATGGTTCGTGATTACGAGGGGCTTTCAAAGGACGTATCAAAGCTTCCGCATTATGTACAGAGCGGTTCTTCGGCATTATGCCTTGATACTTCTGAATTATACGAATATCACAAACCTACCGACACATGGTACAAACTGTAAAGGAGAAGCGCATATGGCATTAACAGCAAAGAAAGTATATGCAATATTAAAACGCCAGATTTCCGATATGGAAGCAAAAATAAAAACGCCTATTATTTACCGTGGCACAGTTGCGACCGCTGATTTGCTTCCGTTAAATCCAGATATCGGAGATATGTACAATATCGAGTCTAAATCTGTCTATGGCGAAGCAGGAATGAACGTGGCATGGAACGGTGTAGTATGGGATACTATGGGCGCCCCGATTGATATGTCGCTTTACATTAAATCAAGCGAATTGGCAGATTGGGTAAAACAGCAGAACAAGCCGACATATACAGCTGAAGAAGTTGGAGCGTTGCCGGCTGATACAAAGATTCCAAGCAAAACCAGTGACTTGCAGAATGACTCCGGATTCTTGACTGAAATTCCAGACAATTATCTTTCCGGAACAGACAAAACTCTGAACGTATCTGGAAAAGCTGCTGACGCAAAGGCTACCGGAGATAAAATTACAGAATTATCATCTGACATATCAAATAAGTTGAATAAGAACCAAGGTTCGGAAAACTCTGGTAAGATTGCCGGAATTAACGAATCTGGCGATATCGTTCCGATGTTTCCAGTAAGCGTAGATTACAACGAAGAAACAAACTGCCTTGAGTTTGGGTCTGATCAAAAAATGGAACTTAATAAAGGTATCAACCTTGATAGCACTCTCACAAAGACTGGATATGCCGCTGATGCAGGCGTAGTTGGAGAATTAACTACTTCACTAAAGGAAGATATAGGTTATGTAACAGAAACAATATATGGTGATAATTTTTTAAAAACACTTGAGACTGTCAAAACCGAATTATACCATGCAAAGCATACTTGGTTCATTCCACTTAATTTATATAGCCAAGGTGACACAATGTTGTTTTATTTCCCGACACTATCAGATGGCTCGTATCAAACATATTTATGTGACGAAAGTAAGACCGCTGTACAGGATATTAATGTTGTGGTTAAGGAACATTATTCAACGGTTGTATATCCAAAGTTTGGAAAACAATATGCGTATCTCCGTATGTATGCTAAAAAATCGTCCGATGTATGTTATATTAAAAAAATGAGTTTAACAATATTAAGTGTTATTGATGGGTTTACACAAAAAAATATACATTCATTGCTTGTTGACAATACCGGGAATACAGACGTGTCTAGGGATGTGCAAATGCTTATAAATAAATTGGAAGTGGACGATGTTGAGATTTATTTTCCAAAAGGGAAGTATCTCTTTTCTAATACTATTAATCATAAAAAGGGAAATATAACTTTTAGATGTGCAGATGGTGTAGAAATGATTATTAATTCCAGCCCGGTTTATACAACATTTAACATATCTGGGGCGGATATTCCACCTTATTCTTTAGGTACATTTAAAATAATCGGCGGCCATTGGACAACTACAAGACCTTTTGATGTTTCTGGAGACAGTATAAGCACAGGTTTTCAATTAACAAAAATGGGTGGCGTGACTATTATAAATGCTACTTTTGACGAATTAATGCAGAGTAATCACCTATTTGATATATCAGGAACAAAAAATATATTAATACAAGGATGTACATTCAGAGGTACATTTTTTAATCCATCACAAAAACCGAATAGGGACGGAAACTTTGAAATGATACAAATAGACCTAGCAAGTGGAATTAATTTATCTATTTGCACCGAAAACGGGCATAACGAGTGTACAAAAAATGTTGTTATAAAAGATTGCGTGTTTGAATCAAGTGGCAAAGATAATTGTTATTTATACAGACCAGTAGGAATACATTTTGGTGGAACTTTGATTAATAATGTGGTTGACTGGTACGATAATATAAAAATCGAAAACAACATTTTCCACAATGTTTTAGGACGGGCGATAGAAGTTTCTTGTGCAAGAAATGTATCAGTAAAGGGGAATATTTTCAAACAGGAGACGGAAATAATTGATGGAATAATAAAATGTGGAAGTGTAAGATGGGGTAATACTGCTACCTGGGCAACGTTTAGCGGTATTTCTGATAAACAACGATATAATTGTATGAATATCAGTATTCTCGACAATATGCTTAGTTGCAGTGTAGATTCTGATGAAATGTTTATAGATGCGTTTCCAGTATTAGATACATCTAGTATGTATGTTAATTCGTCTGGTAGCCCTTTAACAAAAATGGCAAAGAATGTAACTATCAAAGGCAATACTGGTGATTTGAATATAAGAGCCAATAATATCCATATGTTGAACATCAATAATAATGATGTTCCAAATGTGTATGTTGACAACAACAGTTAATTAACTAAAGAGGGCGTTTCAGTATTACTAATACATACTAAGATATACCAGTAATACCGAAACAAACAGGAATCAATCATGCTTCTCAAACCACTCAGCAAGAGCCTTGCGGATAACCCAAGATGCAGAACGTTCTTCACGTTCACAGTAAGAAATCATCTGCTTGTATTGCTCTGGCTCGAAGCTGATCGTGGTCTTGACATACTTGTCCTTATCGTCCTTTTTATGGTTCGCCATGCTGCCACCTCCCATCTAGTTAACTATAGCAGATGGTACTGGTGATAGCAATAGATATGAGGAAATCCCTGTATTTACAAGGGTTTACAGCTCATGGACTTTTGGGACGAGGGCTTTAGTTAACTATTAAAACCGCAGGCGCAGCGCATTTAATCATTATAAACATGGACAATAAATAACAGATATGGAGGAATCACATGAAAACGCAGAAAACAAAAGGATTTTATGACCGTGAAAATGATACGGTACATATTTTTATTCCACCTGCTCCGACAGAAACGGAGAGAGGCGGAATTACTGCAAAAGAAAAAACAACGGAATCCCTCGAAGTTGCTGTTGACTCAGCTACGGGGAAAGCATATGTAGCACTCGACAAAACGCTTTCAAAGACAGGAGAAGCGGCAGATGCAGCAGCTGTAGGTGAGAAACTCACAACAATAGGTTCAACCGTTGAAAGTGTAAAGGAATCAAAAGCAAACGGGCAAGGAATCACGCTTAGCATTAATGAGTCCGGTGGACTTCGGGTGACTTATGACGATGGAAAATAGGAGGATTTATTAAATGGCACAGGTGTCGGTAGATGTGGCAATGGAAAAAACTTCACAAGAAATTCTATCACTTCTTAAAGTGGTAAAAACAATGGTAACAGATGTATCAAAATTTGATTGGAAAAACTTTTACCAAAAAATGGCAACAGATGAAGTCTTTTCCACAAAATTTTATTGGTATGGCACTAGCACGAATCCAAAGGGTAAAAAAATGAATGATTCTGTTGGAATGGAAGCGATCCCGTCCACAGAAGAATCCAAAAATCGTGATGATTTTGCGAACCGAAGCGCATTCAGCACAATGGATTGTAATTTTATCATTGACGAAAACGAAAACAAAATCCCCGTAGCAATTGACGGCGGAAATGGTTTTAAGCGTACTGGAAAAGTAGATGTAGGCGTTATGGTTCCGTTGACCTATTGGGGAATACAGGAATTTGACACTTATTATATTGTGCATTTTGCAACAAAACCACATCCAGAACTTGGATGCACAACTGTGACTCCATGGTGCAATGAAGAACTCGGATACGGGATTTTGACAAAATATTACGCAGGGCAAATTGACGGTTTACTGTATTCTTCTTCCGGCAATGCAATTTACAATTTTGTTTCTGCACAGTCTGGAAACACTGAATTGCAGAAAAAAGGACCCGGATACCACGGTTCTGGTTCTGAACGTACTGCTTACTTGCTGTGCATGTTGTGGATTAAGTATGCAACCAAAAACAATCAACAGATATTCCAAGGCTGCACTAGATACAATTTCCAATATAAAGTTGCACAGGCAGATACAAATGTAAATTATGCAGTTCTTCCAACGGCTCAGGCGAATAATTTCAAAGTTGGCTTAACAGTATCCATAGGAGATGCAACGGGGCACACGGATAGTCTTGACCGTGGCACTACCTGGATGAGAAATATTGCAGATAAAGTCAGAGTAACTGCAATAGAAGTTATTGAGGGTACAACAAATAGCCGTGTATATGTTGAAAAGGCAGGAATGACAATTACAACAGATACCTATATCAGCTCGATGCCGTTACATTCTGGAACAACAGATAATGTTCAAGGTACGGACGGATATGTTGCGAATGACGGGATTTATCCATTCAAGCTCGGTGGTATTGAAGATATGATTGGCGCTTATTATATATCCATGAATGAATTGTGGAATAAAACATCCGCAAGCACAGTCGATTATTATGTGCGTGGAAAATCCGCATGGTCAGCAACCGGGACTGGATGGACTAAAGTTGTAACGGTTGACTTGGGTTCTTCAGATGATTGTTGGATTGGAGATATTAACATTGATTTAAAAACCGGTGTAATTACATTGCGGACTAAAGGCGCAGGAGATTCCGTAGGAGTTGGAGACAGAGAATATAACGGAGGTACGAGAACTGGTTGGAGAGAAGCATTGCGGCGCGGTAGTCTGGGGGACGAGTCGGATGCGGGCTTTTCGTACGCGAGTCTCTGGAACGGCGTTTCGAGCGCGGGCTGGTTCTACGCCCTCTGCGTTTAAATTCCGAACCTTTTAGGGGTGAATTTTGCGCAGCAAAAGAGGGGGCTGCCCCTCTATAAAATAATAGTATATAGGACTTGCCACACAGGCGGCGCGGTAATCTGAGGAACGAGTCGAATGCGGGCTTTTCGTACGCGAATCTCAGGAACGACGTTTCGAACGCGAACTGGAACTACGCCCTCTGCTTTTATAAATTTGACGAAATAATTTAGTACACTGGTACTTTTGTGTGGCATTTCGTGGATTAAATTTCATTACCGTATAAGGTACTTAAATAGGAAACAAAAAGGGAACCGGTAGCCTGACGAGGAAACTGGTAGTTTATGCGTAAGGCATAAACTGGGGCTAGTAGAAATCCGAACGCCCCTCGGAATTTAAACGAGTAAAATAAACCTTTAAAGGAATTTAAAAATATGAAAAGATGCTGTAAAAGAATAGATATAGCAGATAGACGATTGATTGAAAAAGCAGTTAGAGATTGTCTACATGGGAAAATGGACAGAGAGGACGTTGTTCGGATGTTTTCTGAATATTCTGGTGTCCCCTTTGATATCATAAAAAAGGTCTGTAAAGACTGCCGTATGATGAATGGACTCATTAACACAGTAATTGACGGTATTCAGCAGGAGATTATCCATAAAAAGTATATCGTAAAACCAATCCGATATAGAAAGCAAACTGACAAATGTAATGGAAAAATCAGGAACATTGGAATACAAGATGTTAAACAACAGATTTATGATTACATTGCCGTATATGCTATGGGAGAACTGTTTCGTAAAAAGCTAGGCTTTTATCAATGTGGTGCACTGAAGAAGAAAGGAAACGATTTTGGAGCAAAAGCAATTAAAAGATGGCTTAGCGACCATAGCATACGTTGGGCTTGGCAGGATGATGTAAAGCAATATTATGAGACAATTCCCAAAAAGAAGTTAAAAAATCTTTTGTCCAGAGATGTTGATAATCCTGGAATTTTGCATTTGGTGTTCTTTCTGATTGATACATTTTTAGGTGGCCTTTCCATTGGCTCTTATCTCAGTCAGTATCTGGCCAACTATTATATGAGTTATGCTTATCATTTTGCAAGCGAGATGATTTTGAAAACCAGAAAATGTAAGAATGGTGTATGCAAAACCATAAATGCAGTATCCCATGTATTGTTTCAAATGGATGATATTCTGATTTTGTTTAGAAGCCTGAAAGATTTAAAATACACGGTAAAGAAATTCAAAGAATATATTGAGCAGTTTTTGGGATTGAAATTAAAGAACAAACTTAATTTTATTGACCTTAGAAACCAATATATTGATATCCTTGGCCGAAAAGTTTCAAGAAAAAGTCTTACACTTCGCTCTTCTAATTTTGTTAGATTTCGCAGAACAGCCAAGAAAGCACAGATGCAGCTTCGTAGATACAAAGATGTTGATTACCAGACAGCCAAAAACTTTGTCGGAAGATACGGCGCGATCAAAAACTCAAATACCAAACATTTCAGAAAGAAATACGATATACCCTATATTTTAAAACGTTGTGAAGCCAAAATATCCAAAACTGAAAGGAGACTTACACATGCAAACAATGAGATTCAATTTGCCACAGCTTGAAGTTTCAACGTATCCTCTTGAAAAGGGAATGGATGTTGTAATTTGCCAGAATGAACGGAAAGTCACAGTTGAAAATCAAGATGGAAAATCTGAAGAAATGTATGAATATAATGGAAATATATTCCGGACATTTAAACATACGCAAGAGGAAATATCGCAAAATCCATCCGAATACCTTGATTACGCAGGAGACGAAGAACCTACTGCAGAAATGACAGAGTACGCAAACGCCATGGTTGATGCATACACAGAACAGCTGATTATGGAAGGGGTGATATCATGAGGACTTTAGTTGAGAGCTTAAAACGGCTGTACAAATCCGGTAAAATCACTTCCTCAAAAATTAAAAGTATGAAAGTTTTGACTGACAAGGAGAAACAATACATTTTAGATGAGTATGACAAAGCTTGATATAATATCTGCTCTGTGGTCTGTGATTTTTAATCTTCAATTGGGGATTAAAGCGGAAGAAACCAACAGAGAAATGGAAAAACTTCGGACAGAATGTCAGAAATACGCAGAAGCAGATGACGAGGAATTATTTTTGGAGGAACTGTAATGAGAGGATTAAAACGCCAAAAACAAACAGTGTATTGGTCAAGGGTGACTGAAGGACTTGACGGGATAGACACAATCAAAACGTACCAAAAGCCAGAATTACATCACCTCTCCGTATCTGCGACTGCCGGAACGCCAGAGGAATTATCCGCCGGTTATATCCCGGACTATGACAGGTACATCACAAACTTTGACCGTGGCTTCAAACCACAGACCGCAGATGTATTCTGGATTGATTGCAAGCCAGAACTGACCGACGCAGGCGAACTTGTTTTAGGTGAAGATGGAGAGCCTACAGTCCCACCAGATTACCGCCTAAAAAAGATTCTTGATACCCAGAAATGCAATGTGGCACGATATGGCATCAAGTATATAGGAGATGGCTCAGATGGCGAATAAGACTATCAAAATGGAACTGTCGCATAAATCTATACAGGACACAATAAAGCAGCTCAGAGCGTATCAGAAGTCACTTGCAAGCAAGAATGAAGAGTTTGTCCGCAGGCTGGCAGAACTTGGAATCCCGGTCATAGATGAAAACATAGCATTGGCACAAGGCGATTCTGACAAAAACCATAACACCTATATCAGAATTAATAACTTTGGTGGATATTCTCAGGCAACACTTGTGTGCGAAGGCTCTGACCTTTTATTCATTGAGTTCGGGGCGGGCATTCACTACAACACTCCGGCGGGAACCAGCCCACATCCAAAAGGACAAGAATTTGGATATACAATCGGTTCATACGGACAGGGGAATGGAAAGAATGAATCGTGGGTTTATTTTGCCGATTCTGGCGAATGGGTACGCTCTTACGGTACCGAAGCCACCATGCCGGTATATAAGGCAAGCGTAGAAATCATGCAGAGCATCAGAAAAATTGCAAAAGAAGTGTTTGCATCATGAAAGTTAATACCTGATAATACTGAATAATACCTCTGTCTTTGATATACTATAACATATAAAAGCATCTACCTGAGCGGTGGGTGCTTTTTTCATGCAAAAAAACATAGAAAAGGAGAATGTAAGCATGTTAGTAGAAACAATGATTATCAAAAAAGTAGAAACGAGCATTGTCACAAGCCTAGATGTCGCAGAAACTTTTGAAAAAGAACATAAAAGAGTATTGCAGGACATTAGAAATTTAGGATGCAGTGAAGAATTCGGACAGCACAATTTCGTGCTTTCCTCATACACAAGCATCCAGAATAAAAAACAACCTATGTACTGCATGACGAGAGATGGATTTACGCTTCTTGTTATGGGATACACTGGCGAAAAAGCCATGAAGTTCAAAGAAGGATACATTCGCCAATTCAATGCAATGGAAAAAGTTCTTTTAGGAAAAATCAGAGAACGAGACAAAGGCATTGCAGTAAGACAAGCGTTGACCAATGCACTTAAAGAATCTCAAGAAAACGAGAGAATGCACGGTCATGCATATTCGACATACACAGATATGGTATATCGTACATTGTTTGGCAAAACTGCAAAACAACTTAGAGAAGAAAAAGAAATTTCTACTAAAGACAATCTAAGAGATTTCCTTACCGAAGAAGAGCTAAAAGCTGTCCAGTCAAAGGAAATGCTTGTTAGTGGTTTGATTGACTGCGGATGGGGATATTCTCAAATAAGAGATTTCCTTAATACCAGTCTCAGAATATGTTAGAACAGGCGGTGTGATATAAAATGCCAGACACGATTAACAACCCAGTATCAGAAGTATTTTCTAGGTGGAGCAAAGATATTCAACCAACAGTCGGCAAAGGCAATTTTTCCATGGAAAAAAGCCAGACAATAGCATCTGGTAAAACAAAATACGCCAGATTGTTCATGATGGGGAATCCCACGCAGTCAACAAGTCTTGAAGGTCACGAATGCGCAACAGTTCTTTCATTTCAAACGGAAAGTTACGCATCTGGGACAAAGGCTTTATCGACTGCATACGAAATCGACAGCAAAAGTCATCAGGCTATGGTTTCGATGGGCTTTCGCCGGACATACGGGCCGGAAGAAGTCGCAAACTCCGAAAAGAGTTTCAAACGAATCATAAGCCGGTACAGCAGAATTTATACCGGGCAATTATTGGAAGCGTAACAGCTTCTATTTTTTATACCAAAAAGAAAGGAGAGTGTCCTATGAGTAAAGATAAATTACAATGGCTGAAAGCTGCGGGAATCAGAGCTGTTAAGACAATTGCTCAGACAGCAGTTGCGACAATCGGAACCGCAACAGTCCTTGGAAGCGTTGACTGGAAGATGGTCGTATCCGCGTCCGTTCTTTCCGGCGTTTTATCCTTGCTTACATCTGTAGCAGGGCTTCCGGAACTGAAAACAGGCACAGATGAATAGAAAGGACGGTGATCCTTTTATCTCCCGGGCACAGGGTTACGTGTCAGAGCCGACAAGGCTCTTTTTTAATGTGATTTTATAGCTGAAAAAGCAGAAAGGAGCCGAATATGGCAGAAAAAGGAAATATAGCAGGCGTAAGTACCGTTGGTTCGCTTACTGGATATGCAGTTGAAACAACAGCAGGTACTAAACCGACAACATTTAAACTTCTTCACAGAATCAATGCTTCTGATGAAATCAAAATTGACGTAGAAACAATCGATGCTTCCGCACTTGAAGATGAAGTCGAAAGAACTATTGCAGGACGTGGTTCTACAGGTGGTACATTCAACGTAACTGTGAATGTAACCGATGAAACTATCACTGAATGGGAAACCTTAATCAGCGAATATAAAACAGGAAAAACAGATGGAAAATCTATGTGGTATGAAGAATACTTCCCGTCTCTTAAGAAAGCATTCTTCACAAAAATCGAGCCGCCGACAATCATTCCTAAACCGGCAAGAGATCAGAACGGCCTGTTAACTGTTGAAATGTCTCTTACTATCAATGAGTACGTCGGACCGAGTGAAGCGGTAGTTCCAACTGACAGCGGCATGTAAACATATTTGGGAGGACAAATAATATGTATAAAGTTTTAAAAATCGGCGGCAAAGACTACAAGCTTGAATATGGAATTGAAGCATCACTGTTTGATGATTGTGTGAAATCCGTAATGAATATGCTGGTTTCCACAAGTGGTGGAACGGACAGGAGTCTTAAGGAAATGGTTTCTGGAATGAGTAGTATTCCAAATGTTGCACTCAATGCGTTCTATGCCGGATTACTTCAATATCACGGCAACCATTCTGACGGTGATGGCACTGTCCCGGATTTAGATACCGCCAAAAAACTTGCAACACAGTATATGACTGAACATAAAGATGATGAGCAGGGAAACTTCTACGGTCTGTTTTCTATGTGCATTGAACAGATGGAGGAAGATGGTTTTTTCAAATTAACCGGTCTGGAAACGTTCATGGACAACATGAATGCGGCAATGGACTCTGTGAAAGCGAAGAAAGCGCCGAAGAAACCGACAGATCATCTGAAAAAAGCTACAGCGAAATAATCTGGGATGAATTATACCCAATGGCTGTGCGTATTGGGATGTCAAGAAAAGAATTTCTCAGAAGTACCCTGAAAGACCTAAGAATCCGTATAGAACAATATGGAATCTTAAAGAACGAAGAAATTCAGTCGCAGTTAATAAACATGGACTATCAGTCGTGGCTGACCGGATTGTATATGAAAGCAAGTATTTCGTGTGTGCTATTTCCGAGAAAGGCTAGTTATCCAAGTAAACCAATTACGCAGGAAAAACAAAATAATTGGGTTGAACGCAATCCAGATATGCCAAAGAAATCAGAAGCAGAACTAAGGCAAGAAGAACGTTATTATGAACTTCTTATCAGGCAGGCAAATGCAAATATATCTGAAATAGGTAATGAAAAGGGCAAGCAGGATGAATAGTAGTCTTGCTTGCCCTTTATTTTTTTGAAATAAAGGAGGTACTTATATGTCTGACAACACAATAGACAGCCTTGCGATAGAGGTCAGCAGTAACGTATCAAATGCAAGTAAATCCATTGATGATTTATGCAATAAACTGAATCGTCTGAGTAGCCGTATGTCTGAGAGTATCAAGCATCTTAGAGACTTTTCAGCTTCCGTAGGCACGGTCAATTCTGCTGTTCAAGCGCTTAAATTAGACAGGCTTGATTTATCAACGATAAACAGTCAATTGCAACAGTTTACGCAGTCCATGAGTGCACTCGGTAGCCTGAACTTGAGAAACAACGGATTAAACTCATTCGTAAATGCAATCCGCAGATTGAACGAAACATTAAATTCCACAGGTGATGTGTCTGGAAAGATTCAGGGCATGATTTCTGAGCTATCCACGCTTGGCAGTATTCCAGACGTATCAAACAACGTGAACCGGTTTATTTCTTCGTTGGCAAGACTGGCGAATGCAGGCAGCTCTATTGATGCAGTTACATCAAAACTTCCAAATCTTGGTGAAGAACTTAGAAAAATCGTAGTTTCATTTTCTGGAATAGGCAATATTTCTCAGCCAATTAATACATTTGTTCAGTCAATATCTCAGTTGGCAAATGCAGGAGATAAAACTGGAAAGACAGCAACTCAGCTTAATGATCTGGCAAATAGCTTAAAATCATTCTTCCAGACGATGAGTACCGCTCCTAGAATCAGTAGCAGTACAATTCAAATGACTCAGGCTATTGCTCAGTTGGCAAATTCTGGGGCGAATGCTGGTAGAGCGGCAAGGTCTACTGCAAGTGCATTTTCAGGATTGGGGCAGGGTGCGGCCACTTCTACAGGAAAGGTCAGAAAACTTGCAAACGCCGTTGGAAGTGTAGGAAGCAAGGCGAAGAAAAGTTTGCCTAGCATCATGTCTCTGGTGGCAAAATTCTGGACGTTGAAATTTGTTGTTGGAAAATTTGGAAGCGCAATTGAAAGTTCCATGAATTTTCTCGAAGATTACAACTACTTTCAAGCGGCGTTTCGTCAGGTAGCAGATAAAGCAGGAGAAACTTGGTCAGAGGCAGGCTATGATTCTGCGGAAGCTTATGCAAATTCATTTAGTAATAGAGCTAGAGAACTTACATCCAAAATGTCTGGGTTCGATGTTTCCGATAATGCGATTTTGACCGCAAATAAATCAGGTAAATCACTCGGTATGGACCCGTCCATGCTCTTGAATTATCAAGGCCAGTTTGCACAGTTGTCGTCCTCCATGGGAACAACTTCTGAACAGGCATTAAAACTGTCGAATGCACTGACTATGATCGGTGCTGACCTTGCATCTGTTAAGAATCTTGATTTTAGCACAGTTTATGAGAACTTATCCTCTGGATTAGTAGGTATGAGCCGTGCTGTAGACAAATATGGTGCAAACATTCGTGTGGCAAACTTACAGCAATATGCGGCAAATCTTGGTATACAAACGTCTGTTTCTAATATGGACCAGGCAAGTAAGGCAATGCTGAGAACGATAGTAATACTGGATTCCACCCGGTACGCATGGGCGGATATGGCAAATACAATCAATATGCCAGCCAACCAGTTGCGTATACTTCGTGCAAACTTAGTGTCCTGTGCCAGAGCATTAGGAAATATCTTTATGCCTGTAGTTGCGGCAGTGCTTCCATATATCAATGGTCTTGTGATCGCATTCCAGAGACTTTTGACATACATTGGTTCGCTTCTTGGAGTTGATACCAAAATCGGAAAAATGTTCGGTTCTATCGGTGGCGGAAGTGAAAATCTCTCGAATGCACTTGATTCCATAGACGATTCTGGAATTTCGGACGTAGATGATGCTGCAAAAGATACAGACAATAATCTGAAAAATGCAACCAAGAGCGCAAAAAAATTAAAACAGTTCCTCGCATCCTATGATGAACTTGAAATTATGAGCAAAGACGATAGTTCTCTGTCAGACCTTTCAAATTCTAAAATTAAAACGCCAAAAATTGACACATCTGCAATTGACGCAGGAATCCTCAATGATGCACTGGATAAACTTTTGAACGAATACCAGAAGAAATGGGATGCCGCCTACAATTCCATGGAAAATAAGGCTATGGCATTCGCAAATAAGGTTACAGACGCATTTAAGAAACTTGCAAAAGCCGCAGAACCTACCACAAAAGCACTGAAAAATCTCTGGGACAATGGATTGAAACAACTCAGAGATTTCACATGGACAGCATTAAAAGATTTCTGGAATCATTTTTTAGTTCCGCTTGGCAAGTGGACACTTGGGGAAAAAGGATTACCACGACTAATCAATGCTTTTAACGATTTTCTTGTGAAAATCAACTGGGACAAAATCAATGCTTCTCTTGTGCAGTTGTGGGATGTATTAGAGCCATTTGCTGAGAATGTCGGAACTGGCTTACTTGATTTCTTCGATGATTTCTTTGACAAGGCGGCAGATGGAGTTAATAAACTTCCTGATCTGATTGACAGGTTCAAAGAGTTTATCGCAGCATTCTCACCGAAGCAAGCACAGTCTATCGGATATTTCCTCGGACAGCTCCTGACAGCTTTTGTAGCATTTAAAGGACTTACATGGTTCGGAAGTATTTTCGGTAAAGATGGAGTGATAGGCAAAGGAATCACCATGTTAGCAACGCATCCATATGCTTCGATAGCGGCAGGATTAGGCCTTACCGTTGCTGCGCTTGATAAATTTGGAGTAATTGATGTTGATTGGGACGGGTTATGGACAAGAATCGGGAATCTTAAAGACGTAATTGTGAATTTCATTAAAAACATTGATTGGGATTCACTGGTAAAGACAATCGGCGATGTATGGGATGTATTCCAGCCATTTGCCAAGGGATTCGCAGATGGATTTATCAGCTTTTTCGATATAATGCTGAATGATATCGGCGCCCCACTGATTAATACATTAGTAAGCGTCTTAGATGCTTTCGCAAAAGCCTTAGGAAAGCTTGACGATAAGCAGATAGAAGCTCTTGGCGAAGCTCTAGCACGGTTTTTTATTATAAGAGGGAGCATTAATTTTGCTCGAAACATATACAATGTAGTTAGCTCTATCGGTGCACTCAGAACAATCTTCGGTGGGTTAGGAACGGTTCTTTCCACAGCCAGTGGTGCATTGCAGACATTCTTTGGCTCTGGACTAGGTTCTACACTTGTAGCAGGATTCGCAGACAGCATGATTGTCTTAGGAAGCGCAATGGCAGGATTCAACCTTGGGAAATGGATAAGTGTTAATCTGTTCGGTGGCGAAGATAAAACCTTTGGGGAATTTTTGGAAGATAATGTATTCGGGTATCAAAAAGGAGATTTTACCGGTGCTATCAACGAATGGATGAAAGATATATTCGGAGTCGGAGATAAACTGACAGAGGATGATTTAAAGGTATTTCAGAAATATGAAGATGCTATTCTCGGTTTGGTTCACGCAAGCCAGATTTCAGGCGAACAAGCATATCCTTTATTGACATTCCTTTCTGAGTTAAAAGATAACGGATATAGCACAGAACAGGCATTATTTGAACTCGAACTTAAACTTAATAATCTTGGAGTTTCGTCCGAAGATTTCGAGAATGCAATAGCAGGAGTAAACAAACCAGTCAAAGACCTTGGAGATACAGCGGAAACATCCTCTAATCAGTTTTCGAATATGGCTGATCGGATTAACAATGTGTCGTTTGAGGATATCTCAGAACAACTTACAGGATTCCAGACGCTTATCCAGACCGTTGACTTTGCAACTCTGGTAACGGATACAGCAAATGCAATTGATGAAATGGGTGGTATCTGGGAAAATGGAAAACAGATTCTCGGTGAAAAAGCATTACAGATTTATCAGGAAATTGCAAAGGGATTAGAACCGGACGATAACGGTTACTATACTTTGGCAAACGGACAGATGGTGCAGTTTGGAAAAGGTATTTCTGACTATGAAAGTACTCTGCAAAGCACAATGGATTCAACTCTGCAGGGGGCAATCAACGGCGTTCTGGACAACAATTCTGGTTTTGAATTAGTTACAGAACTCGGAAAGAATCAGATTCTTGCCGTAGGTAGTGGGATTGAGCAGAACGGCAGTAAAGTCACTGAAAAGCTTAACTCAACAATTCAATCATCTGCGAAAGGCGCAGAAGAAACTGCGAAATCAAGCGGTAAAACCCTTGGAAGCAACATTGCAGAGGGATTACAGTCTGGAATTAACGGGAAGAAAGAAAGCACAAAGACTTCGATTCTTGACCTAATGAATAACAGCGTAAAAGCCCCTGCACAGGAAGCAGTAGACTCCCATTCTCCGTCCAGATGGTTCAAGCAGCTTGCAGAATACTGCGGTCAAGGATTCCAAAACGGATTAGAACCGGGCTTTTCTGCGTCGTTCACATGGCTTGGAAGAATCCGAACCAGAATCAGCAATTCCATTGGAAACCTGTATAATGTCGGTTGGAACTCTATTATTGGCTTAAATAATGGAATCGTAGGCGCGGCACAACAGCTTTATGCAAATGTGCAAAAAATCGCACAGAACATATCAAATACGTTCCGTAGAGTTCTTAAGATTCATAGCCCATCACAGGTAATGATGGAACTCGGCGGATTTACCGTTGAGGGATTCCGACTCGGTATGCAGAATATGCTTCCAAAAGTCGAATCCACCATCAATGATATAAGCGCCGAAGTGCAAAAAATTAATACACCAACCGCAGACATTATTACAAAGAGTGCGTCCTATCAGGAAGTAAAGAGCAGAATGTCAGTTGATACAGATGATTTTGTGGATGATATTCGAAAAGAAATCATGGCAATCAGCAGTAACACATTTGACAATAATCAGATGATTGGGCAAGCGGTCAAAAACGCCCTGAACGGTATGGCAATCTACGCAGACGGACATCTGATTGGATATCTGAAAGAAGAAAATCAGCAGTTCAGAAACCGTAATGGCTACGGAATATTTGAAGGGTAGGTGATAGAATGAGTGACTTTATTGCAGGAAGTAATTTCCAAGGTTATTTTTTAAAGTTCGGGAGCCAAGTTCTCCCGAACAAATTCTTAGCCTATAATGATTATTCCGCAACTCCGAATCAGCGAACAGAGATAGAAGCATACAGGGACTTGAATAATCTCTTACATAGGGACACAAGCCCGAATTTTAAGACAAAAATAGACTTCAATACGCGACCGATGTGGCTACCGGACAAGATTGAAATGCAGTCTGTTTTCAAATCAGGCTTAGTCAACAAAGCACAACGGAAGTACAAGGTTACATACTGGGACGACGAAGAAAACACCTACAAAACAGGTGTTTTTTATATGCCTGATATTGAATACAAGCCTATCAGAGTTGTAGGAAATAATATTTTGTACAATAAAATCAGAATTGCACTGATCGAATACTAACAACCAGAGTGCATGGGTGTCACAGCTCATGTGCTCTTTTATTTTATAGACGGGAGGATGATTATGGCAGATGCAGTATCTTTTGATAGCTTATTGAATACAACAACCGGAATGACCACTGTTGTCAACAATGTGAAACACGATGATGATGTAGTCAGTGTCACAGGCGTTGATTGGTTTACCTATGCGGGCAAGACTGCCAGTACCATATATGTTTCAGGAAACAATTTCATCGGATTCGGGCAGAAAGCTGAACAGCTCAAAATCTGGCGTAGGGATGGCGCAGTTTATTACATTTACCGTCAAGAGGGGACGCTCACATCAGGAAAAAGATTCCTTAAAATCAGAGTTGAGGGATATGTGTATTATTCAAACACATCTTCATCGTATGCACTGAAATACGAAGTATTCTTAATAGAGGGACAGACATTATTTATTAATGTTGTCCAGAGACCTACAAGCAGTTCATACACCGGCACATCGTCAATCACTGACGGAAAGACCACAACAAATCTGAATATTTCTGTATCTTCTGCGGTACCAATTTCGATTCTGGTAAAGAATGCAGGCGTATCACAGGCGGTTAGCTACGAGAAGTTTGTTGACAAAGTTCTTACCGGAATTACTGTAACAAAAATGCCTAGCAAGACGACATTTTATCAAGGAGAATTATTTGACAGTACGGGTCTTGAAGTGTCAAAAACATATAATGATGATACGTCAGAAGTCACCACTGATTATGAATTATCTGGCTTTGATAGCAGTTCCGCAGGCGCGAAGACTATAACCATCACTGCATCCGGCAAAACCACAACATTTGAGATTGCCGTCTTAGAAGCTTCTATTACTGCCATATCAGTAACGACTATGCCAACCAAGGTAAATTACCACATTGGAAAAGAATTTGATTCTACGGGCATTGTAGTTACTGCGACGACAAGTAATGGAAATACTATAGATGTTACAAAAGATTGCACGTATTCTGGCTTTGACAGCAGTTCCCCGAAACAATGCGGAATAACTGTCACTTACGGTAATTTCACTTGCACGTTTGAAGTTACTATTATGCAGCCAGAAAGAATCTCAAACATAGAAAGTACTTCTGGGATTTATTTCGTAGGTGATACTACAGAGGTAAAAGTTACAGCTATAACTGTTAAATACTCAGACGGTTCAGAAAGAATAGAAAGTGGTTATGTCGTTGAAAATAAAGTTCTTTCAGAATCCGGAACAATTCCTATTAGTGTCAAATATTTTAATGTAATAGGCGTAGTGAATGTTTCTGTGTACAGCTCACTTTTGCTTCATATTGGTTCGCCAAATTACGAGGATGTAACCGCTAATTTTGATCCTAGTACAAATACTTTAACCATATCTGGAACTGGAAAACTTACCGATAGTTTGTCGGATAATTTAGAGAACATAAATATCCCGAACAATTTATACACAAGATGTACAACTTTATTTTTTGAAGACGGCATCACAGAAGTAGTAGGCTCGTTTAGCGGCGATTTTAAGTCATTAGTAGATATTAATTTTCCAAATACAATCACATATATTGATACAGATAGTTTTCCTATATTTTTAGGAACAAGGCTTGAGATTCCAGCGTCAGTGAGCGCTATATACAGCGACGCTTTCAAGTCTTGCCCGAATTTAACGGAAATAATTTTCCATGAAGGTCTGGAAGAGATTGGAGAAGGTTCTTTTGAAGGATGTAATTCATTAAAGAATATTGTGTTTCCAGAGTCATTGTGGGCTTTGGATTATGCTTTTTCTGACATAACTCTTGATTATATAGAAATTGGAAGAAAAAACATAGCATTCGACGCTAATATAAGAGTTCCAGATTGCAAAAATTTAACCATTCGGGGCGGAGACATTGACCAAATATTTTATACAACCAGTTTAGAAAACATTACTTTGAAAAAGGATGTGGTTTTTTCAAGGACTCTTGTTTTTTCAAAATGTTCAGCATTAAAATCCGCAACTATTGAAAATGGTATTACAGTTATTCCAGCAGAATGTTTCAAAGATACTCAACTTGCAAACGTATCTATTCCTGCGAGCGTGACAAGCATTGGCGAAAACGCTTTCAAAACATCCGTGACAACAAATATCACATTAAATAAGAAAACTAATGAAATTTCTGGCTCGCCGTGGGGAGCAACAGGCACAATTACATGGTTAATTCTGGCAACTCGAATTGAAGTCTCCCATATGCCTACTAAAACTAGATATTTCGTAGGTGAACCATTTGACGCTACAGGTCTTGTGGTTACTGCGTATTACGCCGACAACACGTCCACACAGGCAACAGGATATACCTTATCAAGCCCGGATATGTCAGTATACGGAAATAAAACTGTAACGGTTACATTCGATGAAAAGACCGTAGATTTCAGTATTCTTGTAGTAGACGTTTCTGGAATTGAAGTAAAAACCATGCCTGCAAAAATCGAATATCCAAAAGGAGATGTATTCGACACAACTGGATTGTCAATCCTTGTTAAATACACTGACGGAACATCAGAAACAAAAACAACTGGATTTGAAGTATCTGGATTTGATAGTTCTTCTGTTGGCGAAAAGACAATCACAGTAACCTATAAAACCCATACCGCCACTTTCAAAGTAACCGTATACGACCTTTCAGGAATCCGAATCACAAGTTTTCCGTCCAAGGTTTACTATAAAATCGGAGAATCGTTCGACCCAACCGGGTTAACTGTAGCAGCAGTAAGACAGGACGGAACCGAGAAAAAAATCACAGATTATGACATATCTGGTTTCGATAGCTCCGCCGCAGGTTCCAAGACTATCACGGTTTCTTATAATGTCACAGTCAACGGAGTTTCTAAATTTATCGGCTCTGATAGCTTTCAAATCAAAGTCACAAACGATGGAAAGAACCCATTTGACGATAGCTCAAGTGGTGACTCTGGCGGCGGTTCCGGTGATGTTGAAGAAGAAAAAACCGAACCAATAAAAGTAACAGTACACTGGATTAATGGCGAATTTGCCGACCTTACAAACGAAAATATCGACCAGAATACGCTTACTTTGCAGGAGTCTATTTGTTCTGAAAGCTATTTTATTTTCGGGGGTTGCGTCTGCAATCAGATAACATTTCAGGCTCATCACGATCAGTTCAATGGCACTTCGGAAGAATTTTATCCCTCTGGAAAAATCGAGGTTTACATTGAAAGAAAAGGAACAAAAATCAAAATTTTCACAGGTGAAATCGACAGTGCAGAGCGAAAAGCAAACTCCCTGACACGTAATTTTGTAGCTTATGATTACCTGTATAAATTACGAAATACTGACATTGCGAGGTGGTATAAAAACCAGACGACTGATAAGAAGAAAAAGCTGACCCAAAAGCAATTCAGGGATAAATTATTTGAGTTTTTAGGGATTGAACAGGTCAGTACAAAGTTACATTGGGACGACACCTATGTCCCTGATACGAATAACTCAAGCGAGATGAACGTAGTAAATATTCTGAAAGATTTATGCTTGCAGAATGACCGTTTTGGATGGATGAACAGGGACGGCAAGTTTGAGTATCTGAAACTTCGCCAGAACAGTTACAGATACGGGCAGACTACCGATAATCAGAACATTTATAAATATTATAACAACGAAGAAATACATCTTGATACGTTCAAAAGTTTTAACGCAAAAGAGGGCAGAATCTGGTTCCCAAATGTTATATTTTGTGACCCCGACCCGAATAGAGCTTTTGGATTTACGCAGGGCGATTACACAGCACAGGAAGCATATGACAATAATGTCTATTACAACAGAAACAGCTTCTTTGTAGGAAATGAAGACTGGTTAAATTACGTTTGGGATGCAGATGAATATGGCGGTATTTCAAGGGCTGAACCGATTATGAAAATCTGCTATGGCGTATTCGTAAATCAAGATTTACGGAAATATTACCGTGCGCAGGGATATACCGCCGATGTTCAGGGAAACCCACTGAACATGGTTGGACAGGCAGTCGAACTCTACTATAAGAAGCAGATTCAGCACGACGATCAGGAGCCTACAGAACTGCAATGGTACGTTCATTCATACATCATGAGCAGGACACTCAAAATCGGCGCTACAGACATGATTGACACCTATTCTGCCAATAATGCACCGTTCAACAGCAATAGCCGACAACTTGGAAAAGACACGCCTGAGATATCCGCAACTGTCAACCGCACCCGATCAGAAATGCCGACAATCAGTTATGCAGAATTTACGGACGGTTCGGATTCTGAATTTTCACCGGCAATGATTGATGATTTTACGGACGGTTCTGGCAATTCTGGTAGTACTTCCGGGCAATTAAAAAAGGCACAATTAAGGTGCATAAAGCGAATCAAGAAAGCTGATTACGACGCTCTTGTAGCCGCAGGAACTGACCGAGCAGATACGTTGTATTTCACTTACGAGGAGGACTGATTGAATGAAATATCGGGCATTTGCAAACGGGCAGGAGATTACAGATTTCCCTATTTCAGGCACTGACACAAATGCTATATATGGTGGCGATACACTATTGTGGAAAAAAGTAAAGAAAGGGCTTTTTGACAAAAGCCTATATATGAAACTTGCGTATGACCATACATCAGGGTTAAGCACTGGTTCTAACCCATATTTTAAGTACGACGAAGTAGGATTTTATTTTCCGTATATGGAAGACTATATCACTTTGCAATATTATAAACCTGACGAAATAGAAAAAGTTGCGTTCACTTATTATGATAAAAAGGAAACAGATTCTAGTGGAAAGTCTGTTTATTATAGGCTTTTCAACGTGGGATGCAAAGTGAAAGAAGTAGACCCTAATAAACGTTTATATATAGCTGAATATCATGCCTACAAAGGACAATATGTGCATAGTTCGCAAATTAACATACAGGATTCACCATTACCTGTCAGCCAGCAAAATAAGAACACATTGATAATAGACAGTGACAATATATATTCTATTGATGGAATATATGATTGGATGACATGGGATGATGGGCATGGTTCATGGGGACCTATATACGGTGATGAATGGGCGCAACGAGCAAAAGAAACAGGTGTTACAAACGGAGCATATTTAGCGGAAAATCTTACTGCCATGAAAGAATATTTGTGTTCTTAAAAGCACTAAATTCCATTGTAAAATCGCCCCAAATATGTTATAATAAAACCGTAAAAATTTGCATCTGATTCTTAAAAGAATCCAGAGCCGAGCGGAACGAGTCAAGCCAAAATGGGCTCAATCCATCGGCTCTTTTTGCTTATTTTAATGTTAATTTTTGCAAATAAGAACCCCAGAATCGCAAATAAGAGCGCATTTTTCTTTAAAATCAAAATAAGTCCTTATTCACCGAAATAGCCTCAAAATCTCAGTCCCGAACGTACTAAAATGTAACTATATTGAAAATAAAAAATGAATAATTTGTAAACGTAAATTTTATTTGTTTTCAGAATAAATCAATCATCTGAGAAAATAATAAAATTCAGAAATAAGTATTCTGTCAACGAGCAATTTTCGTTTACATAATATCTCAATGTAACGTTACAATAACGTTACCAGTAACGCAATGTAACGCAATAGAATAAGAATAAGAAATAGAATAAGAATATAATTAATATATATACGAGATATATATTAATCGTCGAATAAGCGCTATTCGACCATGACATTCTTAGTTCGTTTCAGCCCAAAGCAAACCATTTCCATTAGTAACCTTGTATTTGACTCATATAGCGATTTTATGTGCGATTCGATAAAAACTCGAATAACATATAAAAATTGATTTTAGGGGCAAATACGGAGCTTACAAGGTGTGTTTAACAGAAAGGAGCAACGTGATATGACAAACGAACAGAAAACAGTTCTCAGGAAGATTATTTATGCAGTCGAAACCGGTGGACAGGTTTACGGACAACAGGATTATTCGGACTTCACAGAAGCCTATGAGAACAATTCAGATGAACACGCAATCACAATTGGAGCAGGAGCGTGGTACGGAACCGAAGCTAAAACACTTCTGGAACGAATTTACGATGCCGACCCGGAACAGTGGGAGAAGATAGACAAGGTCAGACTTCTGGAACAGGTCCAGACCGCAAACTGGGAATACTTTAACATTTCAAGAGTGTCGCAGCTTGCCGACACTATAGTTGCCCTTATTTCCTCCGATTTGGGTATTAAATGCCAAGATAACCTTATGGATGAACAATTAGCCACCTATGCAGACGAAGCCTTTGAACAGGGCGTTACGAACGCTAGAGCGCAAGCTATGTGTGTGAACTTTAGACACCAAGGCGGACAGGGAGCAGTAACGAGGATTCTGGCAAAGACCCAGAAACCATATACGCTCGATAATCTCTATGCAGCCTGTCAGACGGACACAGGGAACCAAGTCGGGGCATATAAGGATAGACAAAGATTTGTTTATAACACATTAAAAACATATTTTCCAGAAAGTGAGGAGACAGACATGAACGCAATTGATAAATTAATCCAGATCGCAAAGAATGAAACCGGATATCTTGAAAAGGCAAGCAATAGTCAGCTTGATAACAAAACAGCAAATGCAGGATCCGCAAATTATACAAAATATTGGCGAGATATTAAACCGGATTATCAAGGACAGCCATGGTGCGCTGCATTCGTTTCGTGGTGCATGATGAAAGCATTCGGCTTAGACACAGCAAAGAAACTTTTGAAACACTGGCCATACGTTTACTGCCCGACAATGGCAGATTTGTTTACTTTGAACAGCAATCCAAAAGTTGGAGATATTGTTATTTTCTACAGAAACGGAGAATTTACGCATACTGGAATCGTAATAAAAGTGTCAGGAGATCGGTTCTGGACAGTCGAAGGAAACACTTCTGGTAGCTCTACAATTATCGCAAATGGTGGTGGTGTATGCCAGAAAAGTTACTACAACAGTAATCTTCCGGGGACAAAATTCTGCACTCCAAATTACAGTTTAGTTAAAAATACAACGTCAGTTTCAGACTCAGATACAGCCAAAAAACAGAACACTAGAGCCTACATTGCGCAGATTAAAAAGGGCACAAAATGTTATACAAAATCAAACAAAAACAGCCCGTCAAAGATGTTTCCAAAACTGAAAAAAGGTGCAGTTGTAGAGGTGATGAAGTACACAGAAACCGACAGTTCAGGGTTGAAATGGTACTTCATCCGCATCCCTTATCCGAACGATGATGGGTTCGTTTTTGAATTTATTCCAAAAGGAACATTCACTAGAATTACAGATATTTCTAAATGACAGTTGTAATATGACTTTTATAATGCTATAATAAATATGTTCGATATAGTAGTTCGTATTGCAAAACCCTTTTATTTTTAAGTGTGACATTAAAAATGACCGCCAATTACTCCTTCCCGGGTTGGCGGTCATTTTCGCTGTCAGCTTATGTAATTTTCATATTTTTCTTTGATTTCTTTTGCCCCATTCTGTCTTATCTGGACAACATCCCCAGAATCCATGATGAAATTATCTCCTGCCGACTGGATGTGATCCATGTTCACCAGATAACTCTGATGGCAGCGCAAGAATCGCTTATCAGACAGCTTTTCTTCCAGATCGTTCAGCTTGCAAGTAGTCACAAAACATCGGTTATTTGTAGCGAAAATATGGCAAACTCTTGCCTGACTCTCGACGTACTCAATTTCATCGTATTTGAGCCGGTTTATCTGCCTGTGGAATTTGAACGTCAATGTTTCATCCCTCATCTGCGACAGGACCTCGTCAATAGCCCGGTATATTCTGCCATATTCCTTGCCCTTGACCGCATACTGCATAGCGCCGACGTCAAATGCTTCTTGTAGATGAGAGTCGTCGGCTGTCCAGAAGATAATCTTTCCATCATATCCAATATCCCGGAGCCGGTTCGCAATCTCCAAACCGTTCTCATTTTCCAGAATCATATCCAGTACAATTACATCGTACCATTTACCCTCTTTCACATCTTCAACAAGCGGATAACCTGCTGAATACTCGCTGATTTCATAGCGATAATCTCCTTTGCGCCGTAAGAACCCCGATATGCGCTCTTTAAACAAGTCAACTTCAAGCTGATTATCGTCACATATGGCTATTCTCATATGCGCACCCTCCTTTCGTAGTCTCAATTTGTCAAAATACGCCATGATTTTGACAGTACACACATTTTTCTTCTTGCTTGTGGTATTATTGTCCCACAAACAAAGTGTAGCACTTGAAATTGTTAGTGTAAAGCATTAAAGTTTGACATAATTCGAAAAATATGGTTTCTGTGTCCGGGAGGATGTGTGGATAGAGAGACTGCCTGCGAGAACGACAGGCAAAGAGAAAGAGGGGCGATTGCCCCTCTTGTTTATTACTTTTTAAAATGCTGGACGTGCTGAAATTTCTACGTTATCATGTTCTGGTAGATCATAATCAGAGATTTCGAAAGCTGTTGTTTCGCCACTTGTCACGTCAACATAACCATAAAAACCGCCGACAATATCATCACCTTGTTTAAGAATAACAGTCATGCAAGCGGAAGTGCAGCTATCAGGGGCTTCGCTTTCAATCTCACCGGTAATTGTGGTATAACTGTATTCGTCTGTCATTTCAGATAAGTTTGACAATGAAAAAGCATCCGTTCCAGAGTCGCCAGAAACGGACTCTAAAAAGTCTGAATCTTCATATGAAACAGAAAATTCGACAGATGCAGGGTCATATTGACCAATGTGAATTTTATCTGCCGAAAATACAGTATCTCCCGGAACAATAGATGAAAATGTATCATCAGTGCTCTTTAATATTTTACCGTTAGCATCTTTTACGACAATATTTAAAGTTACATATCCATATTTTTTAGAACTAGAGTTAGTAACCTTAGCTCCATATGCAACGTATCGGTCGTTATCATAATCACTTGTCTGAATAGTCCAACCGCTTTGTGTTACGGTAATATCTTGGTTCTTTTTCTTTTTACTCTCTTTTTTGTCTTTTTTCTGCTCTGTTTTTGGCACTTGCAATTCATCAGAACTGAGTGAAACACTTCCACCTTTGGCGTATACAGGAACACTCAGAGCCATGACACCACATAAAACTAATGCAATAATCTTTTTCTTCATATCATGTCCTCCCTTGTTCTTAAATAAATCTCATATACTGCACTGCAATAAAAACTACTTCAATGATTCCGACAACAATTCCGAACCATGAGCCAATATGTCTATATTCCTCTTTCTTTGTGCCAATATCTACTAATCCTACAATTGCTCCTGCCAGAGCCAGTGGAAACGATAGGATAATTGGCAACGGAAGAATGAATGCCACACCTGCCAGAATACAGGATATGACACTCAGGGTTGAATCTTTCTTCTTTTCGCCTTTGCTCATACAATCCCCTCCCTTGTTAAAATTTTACAATATTATACCACCTCATACAAACTGTGCATAGTAAAATATTAAAAAAATAGATTGTTTTTGCAGAAAAATTCCATGATTTTATACTTACCAGAAAAACTATACAAATTCGTGCTATAATGCGTGATATATTTTTAGAAAGAGTTGGTAATAATGAAGAAGAACAGATACAGGATAGTCGTACTCATCCTGATATTTTACGAAATATTCTGTGCGGTGCATATACCGTCACATGATATAGCAGAACGCCACCGCAGAGATGTGCAGATCACAAAGGAAGCTACGGAACAAATTTGTTCCGCCCAGATGCAGGAGTTGAGCGAGATCAAGGAAATTGGCAATGCCAGATGTTATATTCACGAAAGCACAATTTTCTTTGAGATTACGAAGTTTGCCTACGAAATAACAAAAGTCCATGTGTATATTTGGCAGTTGCCAAGGGGGAATATCGGTGGTATAATAATGAAAACGAACTAATGTTCGGTTCTGTTTCCCACAAGCCGGACATATAATGTGATGTAGGTGGTAGTTGTGACAGGGAGGGCTATTTATGGATTATAAGAAAGAGATTATTGAAATGGTGCAGAAGATAGATAGTGAAAAATTTATGAAATTCTTGTACAACATGATTGTTTCATTCAAGAGCCAATGGGGATATTAGAAAAAGCAGGGAATTAATCCCTGCTTTTTTTGTGAAGAAATTCAATCATGTCGAAAACGCTTTTCTGATCAGATTCGCTTAATTCAATTAGTAACTTAACATGTTCAACGATATTTGAATTTGACATCAATTTTGGAATAAAATCTGTGTCTGTTTCTAAATTATTTTCCCAACCCATTAGATAAGCCGGAGTAGTACGAAGTGCTTTGGATAATACATTCATATATTCGGCAGGAACTTTATCAATATCGCCTTTTTCATATCTGAATATAGTAGACCTTGACACTCCCAATTTTTCTGCTAAATCATCAGCGCTCATATTAAGTTGTTTTCTTCTTTCTTTTATTCGTTCGCCAGTTTCCGACATTTTTCACACCTCCTTTCTGAATACATAATAACACTAATGATGCAAAAATGCAACAAAAATAATTGCAAAAATGCGATTTTATATATTGACATATGCGACACTTTGGCGTAATATATAATCACAAAGTTGCATTAATGCTACTGGAAAGGAGGAACGCGAATGGTTGTTAATATAGCTAGACTTAAAGGAAAAATTGTTGAACGTGGAAATACTCAGGAAGCTGTTGCAAATGCAATTGGAATGGACAGAAGCACATTCTACAGAAAACTAAAAGATGGCGGAGAGAAATTTACAATCGGAGAAATCCACGGAATCGTAAATGCAGTTCCTTTAAGCAAAGAGGAAGCTATAGATATTTTTTTTACATCATAGTCGCAATAATGCGACTTGAATATATTACACGAAAGGAGATAAATGAACAGCTTACAGATTTTTAACTCAGAAGAGTTCGGGGAAATCCGAACAGTAATTATTGATGGCGAGCCTTGGTTTTGCATGACAGATATTTGCAAAGCATTAGAAATTTCAAACACAAGTCAAGCAAAAACAAGACTAAATGCGGATGGGGTCATTACAAATGAGGTCATCGACAGCATCGGAAGAAAGCAGAATGCAAACTTTGTAAACGAGCCTAATATGTATAAATTAATTTTCCAAAGTAGAAAAGAATCTGCTGAAAGATTTACAGACTGGGTAACAAGCGAAGTTCTCCCGACCATCCGCAAGACGGGCTCATACCAGAAACCGATGACCGTAGCAGAACAGATTCAGTTACTGGCTCAGGGCAATCAAGACCATGAGGAGCGAATCGAGAAACTTGAGAACACAATGACCATCGACTACGGACAGCAGAAATATCTTGGAGATTTAGTTTCCAGAGTAGTAATCGAAGTGCTAGGTGGCAAGAAATCCAATGCTTACGACGAGATCGGGAAGAAAGTATTTGCAGAATGCAACCGGGATGTCAAAACTTACTTTGATGTAAATGCCCGGAATAACATTCCAAAACTGAGGTATCAGGAAGCAGTTGAATATATCAAGGAATGGACGCCATGTGCAAATACAAAGATTATGATTCGAGACTGCAATGCACAGATAAGAATGTAGGAGGCGAAGAAAGTAATCTTCATCATGGGAATCCGGAAGATCAGCAAATTCTGCGCGGTATTTGAAGTATCTCTGGCAGATATGAGGGTTGTCCAGGCTTCCCGGTAATTCAGCGCATAACTTAGCAACAGACAGATCATGAGCAATTTGTAACTTATCCATCGTTATCACCTCCTTTGAGGTGATTATAACACAAGAAAGGAAATACATGAGAAAAAGAATAGCAGCAATTTTGTTATCTGGAATTATAGCATTTGGATTAGCTGGTTGCACGACAGCGGACACAGTAAATCATAATTTATCAAAAGAAGCCAATGAGTTTAATGTGTACAGAAAAATCACTGTAACTAATGCCAGAACTGACACAATTATGTTACGGGCAGAGGGATATATGTCACTTAGCAACAACAGTTCAAGTGAATTGGTGGTAACAATCAAAACTGGAGAGAACAGTTACTACAAGGATTACATATACTTGAACGATTGGACTTGCTATGTAATGGAACAGACAGAACCTAATAGCGCAGATAAATACCATTATGAATTAGTTTTCTATCCTGAAAGATTAATCCCAGATGTACAAATTAAATAGGTAAGGAGATACAGAATAAAACTCAATATTATATCGGAGGGACATAAAAACGGCAAAAGCATTAATCCTGTCAGCTCTGATTGGCGGTATGTCACCGTACTTGCCGTTCTGGAGATTTGACAGCACATCACAGCCGGTTGCAGTAGCAATCGCAATGTTTATCTTATCATTCGTGGTTATTTACCCGGATGAAATTAAAAGAATCGGAGGAAATTAACAGTTAAATATAAATTATAAAATCATATAAGTGTATGTTGAGTTTTATAAGATATTAGAGTGGAATATATTTCCAGGCATCTATAAATCTCAAGACTTATGGAGAACAATTTGCAAGCTGACACTGAAACGTTAATGCAAATATGTACGGATACGTTAGTCCGGAATTTACGCCTATGGAGAGTACAGGAACTTGTGAGTAGATTGATATTTATATCATCAAAAGCATACTCGTTGAAGTAGGAATGAAACATAGAAGTTTATAACTTTTTATAAGTTTTCAGTAACGGAAAAGAGAGATGATTGAGACAAAAATGGGAGAAATCACACTTAAAGGCAGTAAAGCAGAATTAATAGCTGACTTAGCTGTTGTCATTCGAGGAATCAAGGAAACCATTATGGAAAATGGCAAAGAAACAGAGGAATCTGTGAAGCAGGAGATTAACGAAGCGGTCAAAATCGGACTGATGAACGAAGAAGAATTTAAAACTATTCAAAAAGAAAAAATCAAAGAAGTTGTAAAAACATTATTTGATGATTTGCTTGGAGGGCTTTTCGATGAAGATAAATGAATTTGATAAGACCGTAGATGAGCTGTACCAGTTGTGCAGGAGAGTTCAGAAAGAAACCGGCAGAACGGTAGCATTTCATTTTGCAAACTACAAGATCGGATGCAGCTTGCACATCAACATATATAAGAAAGAATCATTAAGAGAGTTTGATATGTACAGCATTGTAGAGGGCGGTTGCCAGCAGGGAGAAAATGTGAAGAAAGTAACTGACCATTTGAACAAAATTTTGATGGACAACAAATGCCCGTATTGTGAGGAGGATTGCGATGGAGAAAGAAAATAAGATGGATTTCAGAGCAGAGACCGTAGCCGAGGAGTATGCAGAGCTGGTAGGCAGATTAAAGGCATTTGAAGCGTACCTGAACACAACCGAAGCAAATACGTATTTAAAGAAAGAGGTTTGTGCAGCTATACTCGGACTGAATTTGGAGGACAAGGAAAAATGAAATGCTATAAGGGATTTGACAAAGACTTAAAATGCCGTGATTTTCAGTATGAAATCGGAAAGAAGTATGAAGAAGAAAGAGCCGAGATTTGTGATACGGGATTTCATGCTTGTGAGAATCCGTTGGATGTATTTGGATATTATGCACCGGCTGATTCCAGATATTGCGAAGTCGAGCTGGATGCAAACGATCAGAAATCTGACGACAGCAAGAGAGTAGGAAAGAAGATTTCGATTAAAGCAGAAATCGGAATTGCCGGAATTGTTAAAGCCGGTCTGGAGTACATTAAAGATCAGGTTAACTGGGACGATGATAAAAAGTCCAACACCGGAGACCAGTCAGCGGCAACCAACACCGGAAACCGGTCAGCGGCAACCAACACCGGAAACCGGTCAGCGGCAACCAACACCGGAGACTGGTCAGCGGCAACCAACACCGGAAACCGGTCAGCAGCAACCGTAGAAGGAAAAGAGAGCGTTGCAATGGCAATTGGATGCAATTCCAAAGCAAAAGGGTCTATCGGATGCTTTATTGTACTTGCTGAATGGAAGGAATTTGAAGACGGAACATACCATATTGCAGATGTGAAGTCTGCGAAAGTAGACGGAGTAAAGATAAAACCTGATACATTTTATAAACTTGTAAATGGAGAATTTATTGCAGAAGAGTAAAGGTTTGGCTCCACAGGTACCGACATACCACATGGAGCCGCGTATCTAACTTAATCTGGCTAAGTTAAATACAGGACAAGTATAACACACCTTCCTGTATTTATCAAATAAATAATTAGGAGGGCATTTTTTATGTCTAAAACACACACATCCAACGAACAGAAACCACTTGCAAGCGAGATTATTTGTGATCTGGAAGCAGAAAACGCAAAACTCGAAGCGAGAAACAAGAAACTCAGTAACATTGTTTTAAAGCAGGCAGCAGTTCTTGTGGAGACATTATTGCTGTTGAATGAAGAAGGTGATTTAGGAAATGAAAATTCGTGATGAAAACCAGGTGCTTTTATCTGGTGATATCCCGGCGGGATTCGTATTCTCACATGAATACGGCGGAACCAAGATGTATGAGGGAAGGATGACAATTTTCAGAAAGAGTACATCCTATGACATTCTTCCGATTATTGTGCCGGAGCATATGATTTCAAGGGAAACAGAGCTGATTGCCAGTGTATATGGTGAAATGCGAAGTCGAACAGTCCGGGAAGATGGTAAGAAAAGCCTTGTAGCATATGTAAGAACAATGGACATTCAGTACCTTGAAAGACTGGAAGAACACGATGCAAACGAAGTTTATCTGACTGGATATCTGATTAAAAAGCCAACAATAAAGATGATTGGCACAAAAAACGACAGGAAGCTGGCAAGAATACTTCTAGCGGTAAACAGAAAGAAGAAAGACGGATATACCAGATCAGATGCCATCAGTTGTTTATGCTGGGAGGAAAACGCAGATGCCGTAGAGAATCTGAAAAAGGGAGCAAAAATCAAACTCCGCGGAAGATTCCAAAGCCGGGAACTGTGGTCTGATCAGAGTCAATCATGGGTAACAGCGTTGGAAGTATCAGTAAAAAGATTAGAGGTTTTGTAGTATGAGAAAAATCGAAGTAAGAGAAATTAGATTGACCGATTTTAAAGGTCAGCAGGAGAAGAAAGTAGAGTTCGGTCACAGAACAATCGTTTCCGGGAAGAACGGATGCGGGAAAACCACACTGGCAGACGCTCATATGTGGGAGTTTTGCGACGAAGATTACAGTTTAAAGAGCAATCCAGATATCAGACCCGATGATGGCAGAGAATGCCTGCCAAGAGTTGACATTGACCTTGTAATTGATGGGAAGCCGGTAAGCGTAGCAAAGTTCCAGAAACGCACAGAAAGCAAGTCAAAGGACGGAAAGCCGGGAAAGGTTGCATTATCCAATAAATATGAAATCAATGGCGTTCCAAAAGCCGAAAGAGATTTTAAAGCTGATCTGAAAGAGCGAGGGTTTGACTTTGATAATTTCCTTATGCTGTCTCACATGGAAATCTTCACAGACCTGAAAGATGCAGACGCCAGAAAGATTCTGTTTTCCATGTCAGACGGTGCCGGAAAATCGGATTTAGAGATTGCCAAGACAGTTCCAGGCTGTGCTAAGTTAGTACCGCTTCTGGAAACCTACAAGGCAGACGAAGTCAAAGCCATGAACAGCGCAACGCTGAAAAAGGCAGAGGAACAGTTGAAAGCCATTCCAAACCAGATTATCGGCATGGAGCAGTCGAAAGTTGATGCTGATACCGCTGAATTGGAATTGCAGAAGAATGCCTTGCAGGAACAGATTTCTGACCTTGAAACGCAGATTGCACAGTCAGGAAACGAGCGTAGCAGCAAACTCAGAGCAGAACTTTCAGATTTAGGTGTTAGAAAATATTCTTTCGAGTCAAAAGCACATGAAGAAATCTCGACAAGGAAAACTGCAATTCAAATTAAAATCAATGAGTTGCGGACAGAAAGAAATCTGAAAGCAGCCGAATTAAACAGGGAGACTTCTGCTTTGGTAATTCTGAGAGCGCAGAAGAAAGAACTTCTCGAAAAGTTACAGAACGCCAGAACACAGTATCCCAAAATCAAAGATACAGAATGGGACAACACAGCTCTGGACAACATTGAATCTGAGACATTCAAGGATGCAGAGACCATTTGCCCGACTTGCGGTCAGAATCTTCCGCCAGAGCAGATTGAGCAGTTAAAGAGCAGATTTGAACAGAAAAAGCAGGAAAGAATCAATCAGCAGTTAAAGGCTAAGGAAGAATGGGAACAGGACAAGAAACGCAAAATTGATGAAGTTATTCAGGTTGGAAACAAAGCGTCTGCCGATATGAAAGAAGCGCATAAGCAAGAAGAAACCCTCACATCTGAGATTTCCAAACTGACAGATGAATTAGAACAGATCAAAACTTCTCTGGACGCAGAAAACAAGAATCTGGAAGCCATACCGAAAGAACCAGACTTCTCAGGAAATGCCGAATATCAGCAGATTCTTGCATCAATCAAAGAGAAACAGCAGGAGCTTAATTCTCTGGACGATGGCGAAGAAACGAAGAAACAGCTTTCAGAGCAGTTATCTGGCAAGAAGCAGGAACTGGCAGTAGTCAACCAGAAAATCGGAGAAGCCAACAACAATGTCAGAATTGACGAACAGATCGAGAAGTTTCAGGAAAGTCAGAAACAGTACGGACAGAGCAAGGCTGATGCACAGATGATTCTGGACGAGCTGAAATCACTGAGTATGGCGAAGAATACAACCCTTGAAGATTCGGTAAACCAGTATTTTGACGGGGTTAAAGTGAAACTATTCGATACGCAGAAGAATGGCGAAGTAGTAGACGCTTGCATCTGGTACGTGCAGGACAAGGACGGCAACTGGAAGAAACTGGTCGGGAATGCCAATACAGCCCTGATGATGAAAGGAAAAATTGCCATCATGGACGGCTTGCAGAAGTTTTATGGCGTGAGCTATCCGATTTTCGTTGACTGTGCAGCAGAACTGGATAACAGCAGTCTGGCAGGCATTAAGGCAGATACGCAGTTGATATTCTTGAAAGTTTCTGAGGGGGATATGACGGTAACGGAAATTTGAGAAAAGTGGAACAGCTAGGAACTTGTTTGGCGACAGCCTAGCTGCTCCACACAAAATATAGAGCAAACTATATTTGCTAATAGCATAACAGATAATTTTAGCTTAATCAAGCTACAGGTGATTTTGCACCTGCAAAGTGAGGAACGTGTTCACTCACTAGAATCCATGCAAATTTAATATTTGAGGTTTGACAGACCTATGAATTTGCATGGGTACAAAGCAGAAAATACGCTCTGATTCCAGAGTTCAGTGCGCTTGGAATCCTACAAAATAGCACAGGTAAGAAACGATGCAATCACGCAAATAGCGTGTTGGCAAATATATAAAAAATATAGAAAAGGAGAATTGTTATGGCAAACAAAACACAGTTAGCAACAGCAGGAGAACAGCAGGCGGCAATCGTAATCAACAACTCATTCATTGATGGGTTGGTTAAGCAGCTTGAAAAAAAATGCGAATACGGTCTTTCGTTTCCAAAAGACTACAACCTCAGTAATGCACTTATGGGGGCATATCTGACTCTGAAAGAGACAAAAGACAGAAATAATAAGCCGATTCTGGAATCTTGCACAGCTACAAGCATTGCAAACAGCCTTATGAACATGGCAACGCTCGGACTTTCAGTTCAGAAAAAACAGGGTTATTTCATTGCCTATTCCGGTCAGTGCCAGTTTCAGAGGTCTTACTTCGGGAACATTACAATCGCCAGAAGATATGGTATGAAAGATATCCATGCCGAGATCATCTACGATGGTGATAAGTTCAAATATCATATCGAAGATGGAAACAAAGTTCTGGATTCTCATGAACAGGATTTTATGAACAATGACAACGATAAGATTCTTGGGGCATATGCAGTGGTTCTGATGGAAGATGGAACAAAACATCTGGAAGTAATGAACATAAAGCAGATCAAACAGTCTTGGTCACAGGGCTATGGTTACAAGGAAAACGGCAATGGAACACACCAGAAATTCACTGACCAGATGGCAAAGAAAACAGTTATCAATCGTGCATTAAAGCAGATTATCAATAGTCATGGTGATGCTTTCATTCAGGAAGTTGAGGAAGCCACAGAAGAAATTCCAAAGCAGGACATTATTGAACATGAAGTTGCTTATGAAATCGAGCAGAACGCCAATGCAGAAGAATTTATCCCAGATGAGCCAGTAGCAATCGAAGAACAGCCTAAACAGCCGACAGTCGTAGAAGTCGTAAAAACTGCCGAGAAAGAACCAGTTCCGGCAGCAGACAAACAGGAAACAGAGATTCCAGATTTTATGAAGCCAGAAGAGATGTGATCGCATATGATGTACGGCGACTGCATCAATTTCGACCTATGTGACTGCGGTAAGTTCGGTCACGGTATGACTCAGATCGGGCGGTGTGAAAACTGCCCGTACTATGAGTCGGCAAAAGACTTTTTCGAAAAACGAGGTGAGAACTATGAGGATTATATCGCAGGATGGAAAAATCAATCTTCCGTATGACCTGACAGCTATTATTGTGTCTGAAAATCATATTCAGGCGGTGTTTTCGGGCGATACGCGGAAAATCCCGTATTTGATGGCAAGCTATTCATCAAAGAAGAATTGCGTAGATGTAATGTCAATGCTGAATGATGTAAGCCTTGGAATACATGTTAAAAGCCTTGCGGGAGATGTTACTAAAATTGGAATGAATGAAGTTATATTTAGATTTCCGGAGGATTACGAGGTATGAAGAGAGTAGACAGCAAGAAAGACTGGGAACAGATAATAACCATTGAACTTCCGTTGAAGCAACTCAAATTAATACGAGATAGTATGTGCAAAGTAAGCTATTCAGAGTTAGAAAGCATAAACGGAAATGATATCCCATATACCTATTCCGATTTAGAGAAAACCATAGACGAAGCTGATGCTATCTTAGAAGCATAAATGCAATGTAAAGAAAGCGAGGTGATACAAATTGTTCATGCGAGTAATAAACACAGGCAGTCAACCCGGAAACTGCTATGCGCTTAAATCCGAATCTGGCGAAATCTTACTTTTGGATTGTGGATGCAGATATTCAGAGATTCTAAAAGGAATTTCATACAGGATATCAGAAGTTTCGGGTTGCCTACTGACGCACGGACACGGAGATCACCTGAAATCGTTTCAGAATCTAATGCAGTCCGGCATTCAAATTTACACTAATGACGAGACTGTTGAGAGTGTAAACACAACCTCTGGTGAGCTGATGATCGGCTTACCAGAAAAGAAATCGAAGGACATAGGTTCGTTCCGGGCAACGCCTTTCTACGTCCCGCACGACAAGACGCCAAACTTTGCATATCTGATATCTCACGAAGAATGCGGACGGATAATATATGCGACAGACTTCTCATATTTGTCGTTCACATTCAAGAACATGAGAATAAATCACTTCCTTATAGAATGTAATCATCTTGATGAATCGCCGGAGCAGGATTCATTTAAGTTTGAACACTCCATCCGGGGGCACAGCAGTTTATCTACTGTAAAAGAGATTATCCGAGTGAACAAGACCGCTTCACTCAGGACTATAACGCTGTGTCACCTGTCAGAGGAATGGGGAGACCCGGAAGTGATGCAGAAAGAGATACAGGACGTTGCCGGTGATGATGTTCTGGTGCAAATCGCAAGACCGGGATTGGAAGTCGACTTGAACTTATGCCCGTTTTGAAAGGAGAAGAAATGGAAATTGATAAATCAAAATTAAAGTTGGGAATTTGGTATGAGGATGAAAACGGAAATTTAATTAAGCCAGAAGATGATTTGGCATGTGAAGCACCAGAAGGAGCGAGAACGTACCATTCCTGCTTTCCGTTACAAATAACAGAACACGTTTATGTAGTGCATGGCAAAGCTGAGAAAGAAGCGTGCAAGCACAAACGGAAATATTGGAAAAAGGATACAGGTCTGATAAGGGGATTAAAAGGCCATATATGCACTAATTGTGGGTGTAGCCAAACAAGAAAGTGGTGGCAGCCATGGGGAAGAAAATGGGATTACGGAACGGATACTACACCACTTATTGACTTTCATACAAGTATTGGAGGTGGAAATCAAGATGTCATAATGGCAATGGTAAACAGCGGAGATTATACATTACAGGAAGCACTTGTTGTTTTTTCTACGGCCTGCGAAAGATGTATGAATGTGCTTGCATACAAGTATTTGAACGGAGCAGATGGGTACGAAGAATATTCAGATGAGTGGAAAAAATGCAATACTGAATGCGATTTTTGCAAGAATAGTTAAATTGAAATTTACGAACCATACAGGGAGGAAACAAAATGAAACAGTGGACAGAAGAAGAACTTATTAACGATGGAAACAGATTAAGAAATGCTGAAATTACAAATGTATCATTGAATTTTAAAGATCACGGAGTACTTACCCTTGACCTCACTCTTTCTGGCGGTGGCTGGGGCGTTGTATTCGGAGGATATGTTTTAGGACATGGTTACCTTGGCTCGGAAAACTTTAAAGGTTCAAAGGCAGGGCTTGAAGCGATTATGAGAATCATGGACGTTGTTGGCGTAGATGATCTGATAGAAATGAAAGGAAAGCATGTTAGAGTTGCTACGAAAGGGCTTGGACATTCAGTGAAAATTATCGGAAATTTCATTAAAGATGAATGGTTCGATTATGAAAGCTTCTTCGAAGATGAGAAGCCGCCATTTGTGGAGGATTAAGCATGGTATCAACAAATTTAAAAGACTGGAAAGAAGTCACCAAAGGCATTTACAGATATGTGATCTCTGCAAATGCTGCATACGAAATCCATATTAATTATTGGAATATGGAAACAGATATTCTGACCGCAGACGCAAGTCTGTATATTGTCGGGGATTGGCGCTCAAATGATGGTAAAAATACCATAGAAAGAGAATGCTTGCTTGAGTCAGGAACGGTTATGGCTTGCCTTGGTGAGGCTGTAGAGGATGATAGAGAGAATAACAGTTAAATAAAAAAGCACCGACTATTTATCGGCACTTTTTACAAAATCTTGGAGAACAGTAATGACCAGATTATTAAAACTCCTGTTCTCCTGCTTGGCAATATGCTCAAGCTGTTCTTTAAGCTGTATTGGGAACGTGATGTTAGTTCTGGTCTTATCAGACTTGACGGTCATGTGAAATCCCTCCCTTGTTTTTAGAACATTGTAGCATTTTTGCCTGTCGGTGTCAATCAGATACCAAAGTGGTATCATTTTTATCTTGCAATACAGGTATCGAAGTGGTATCATGATGGTATCAAATACACACCGAAAATGAATCGAGGTGATAAGTCTTTGAATAGTAACTATAAAAATTTTGTAAAAGCTAAGGCAATTGAAGCCGAGAACCGTAAGAGATGGCTGAAAGTCGACCCGCATCTGAACGACAATCCCGGAATCTACATTTTGACAAGAATTGATGAAGACGGTTTTAAGTTTGGGTATGCCGGTCAGGCAAGGAAACTAATTACCAGATTATGTCAACATAGTGCAGGGCATCAACAGCACATTGATCTTAGTTTGAAAAAACATGGATTATATTCAGAAAAAAATCCATATGGTTGGCGTGTAGTGCATACTAATTGTCCAGAATCAGAACTTGACGAAAAGGAACAGTATTACATCAGATGGCTTGCAGATCAAGGATATCAGCTTAGAAACAAGACTGGTGGCTCTCAGGGAGCAGGTAAGAAACAGATTGATGAGTACAGACCGGCAAAAGGTTATTACGATGGTTTGAGGCAGGGCAAGAAATCCCTTGCCAGAGAACTATCACACATCATAGATACACACTTGCAAGTTTCACTGAAACCAGAAAAGCAGAATAACAAAGTATCAATCCGGGCTTTTGAAAAGTTTCAGAACTTGATTGATGAGAAAACGTACGAATAAAAAATGAAAGGAGCTTGCCTTCATATGACGCAAGGGTGCACCGGGCTTCTTTTAAATATGAAATTAAAATGTGAAATATACAGAGATTCAATGCAAAATTACAAGAAATATGCAATTCCAAGAGCACAGCTCGTTATAGCTGATGTTCCGTATAATGTAGCGAATAATTTTTACGGAAGTAACCCTATGTGGTACGTAGGTGGGGATAATAAAAATGGTGAAAGTAAACTAGCAGGAAAAGCTGCCTTTAATTCAGATTTTAATTTTAACTTATATGAATACTTTCACTTTTGCTCAAGAATGTTAAAAAAAGAAGATACAACACCTGTGCCAAGAGGAAGAAGTAGCAATTCTCCATGTATGATTGTATTTTGCTCGTTTGAACAAACGCAAACATTGATTAAAGCTGCTGAAAAACATGGTTTTGTACATTATATCCCACTTGTTTTCATAAAAAATTACAGCCCTCAAGTATTAAAAGCGAATATGCGTGTGGTTGGAGCTACGGAATACGCATTATTGTTTTACAGAGACAGGCTTCCTAAGTTTAGGAACGGCGTTCAGATCGACGAAAACGGAAAAACAATCAGAGGTACAGGGCACATGGTTTTTAACTGGTTCGATTGGGAGAAAGATGGAAAAGATGTTCCTAAAATTCATCCGGCGCAAAAGCCGGTCAAACTTTTAAAAAGATTGATCGAAACGTTTACTGATCCCGGAGATGTAGTAATAGACCCATGTTGCGGAAGTGGGACAACGTTAAGAGCTGCACATGAAATAGGAAGAAATGCTTTCGGTTTTGAAATTGATAGAAATTTCTTTAAGAGAGCAAAAGAAGAAATGCTTGTTTTTGAGGAAAACAGTCAGATAAGCATAGAAGATTTTTTTATAAAGGAATCATGAATATGGACGCATTACGGCATCAAAAACACATGCAATGGATGCAGAACCGCAAGGATATTTATTATTTCATCCGTAAATACGCAATGTCTCACAAAGGTACTCCAACAACCAAGAAGATATCTGAGGAACTAGATATCAGTAGGAGTGCTGTTCAAAGGCATCTAAGACAGTTTGAGGACGATGGATTGATCGTATTTCACGGAACTGGTTCGCACAGGACATACGAACTGATAGGAGTAAAGAAGCATGAAACTGTATGACGTATACGACGGTTCAAAGTATATCGGGGAGCTGACACTTGCTGAAATATCAGAATTGACAGGAAAGACAAGAAGTCAGATATCGCAGGCAATCAGCGGGGTATATGACATTAATGGAAGATATGCAGTCATATATGATGGGCAGCAAACAATCGCATACTCAAACAAGAATGATCGCAGGATATTGATGGAATTTGACATTCTGACTCAGAAGATAAGGAGGGCTGTTGGATGGGAAAACTAAAAAA